AAGATAAAACCTGGTTATTACTCGCTGTCCCTGCGGCAGTGATAATAATAACTTGCCTTCTTGCGATCTTTTCCTGCACCAAATACGAGGACAGGGAGCGCAACTGGAAGGTATATACCGACTACACGATTGAAAGGCTTAAATGTGGCCCGGATCAGCTCACAGTCGTTGACTACCTTCACAACAAGTCAGGTGATGAGATTGTCAGTTACCAGCGCAAACATACCTTTGAACGTTTTATGAAGCGGGATGAGGTATCGGCTATCTATGCTTATTTCCTGACCGGTCCTGACTCGCTATTTTTCGTTAAGGTCATTGAAAGTTTACCGGATAGCTTGTGGGTGGAGAGCTTTTGTAACTGTGATCCGGTGAATTGTACGAGGTAACGTTTTGCGTGTTTATGTCAGGCGGGCATAGCACGAAATTAAATATTAACCGCAAGCTGTCCGCCCGCTTGCATAAAAACGCTGTTAGCCGTAGTTGCGGTTATTCAGCACAAAACTTAAAAAAATGGAAGATTTATTTAAAAAACTTGGTGAAATAACCAAACCTGAAAAGCAAGGTGGTTTCTTTGATTTGCCACAAGACAAAAGATGTAAGGATAAATCACACGAACTACCAACTCACATTCATATTCCACAAGGTAAAGGATATAGACACGTTTGTCCGTCTTGTGGCAAAGTAACTGATTTGATACCACCACAAATTTCGTTTTGAAACGTGGTCGTAGCAATTACGGCTAACGGACAGGTGTAAAGTGTCGTTTTAATGCACTTTACACGTAGTTAGGTGCAGAACTTATTAGGTTTTAGTCATGAATAAAAATTAATAGCGATGGGAATACACATAAGAATTAAGACGAGAGAAAATAATCACGTACACTTTGATACTCGGCAAAATAATTATACCCTATGCGGGCTTGAAACTGGGGGAGATAAAGGACTTTCTATCGAAAGAGCAGTGTTAGTAAAGAGTAAAGTTAATTGTCCTGATTGTATTAGAATTGTAAAATTTTGTCACGATATAGATTTAAACGAGTGTGTAGGCTAATTTTTATTTCGGTTTTGCACATAACTAGAATATATAACAACCTTTATTCCTCAATACATCCAATATTAGGAAATTAAATGTGAAACAAAATTGAAGAAGAGATGAGAAAGTTAACCAAAGAAGAAGATGCTATTTTCAAACAGGCAATGCGATCAACATCAGGTCATAAACTGCATGGATTGCAAATTATTTTGTGGGGGTTATTTTGCCAATGGAGACAATGGGTATTCGTTGATTGCCTAAGCAAAGGAATGCATTGGTGGGCCGCTTACACTACTGCGAAAAATGCGAAGAGGTATTCAGCCTAAATAACACAACTCCCCGGCCACCGGCAAACAGAATTTTTCCTACATTTGAGCAAAACGCCTCAAATGAAAACACTTATCCCGATCTTTGTTATTTTCCTGTTTGTCGGTTCATGCAAGAAGGAAGTATGTTACACATGCACAACTAGCACGTTCAGCAAGTATGATGATCATCTCATTAATTCATCAGATGAAACCCTTTGCGACAAATCAGAAATGGAAATTCTAAATTACGAAACTGATCATTTCAACTTCGATGATCCGGCAAGTTATACGACGTGCGAGTGCAAAAAGGAATAAAAATAAAGGTCAAAAAAGAACCACTATATTGAATTAATATTTATCTTTACAGTCTAAAGTTCTCCGTGCAAAAGGGGACGTTTGTAATGCAGCCCTGGATTCGTCCGGGGCTTTTTTATTGATATATATTAATTCCACTGTTGATAAATATCAATTCTCGCGTTAATAAATGTCATTAATGATAGTGACAAAAGTTCGTCTATTGGTTTAAATTTGCACTATTACGCAACGTAAAACCAATAAAGAACTTCATGAAAGAAAAGATTTTGCAGTTCCTGAAGACCAAACTGGCAGGTCACGCCGGAGGGATTCAGGATTCTTTTTTAGATGGGATCGCTGAATCATACAGCAAGACCATAACAGAAGAATCAAAGATCGCAACGGACATCACGGACATTGCGCTCGAATCAATCAAAGCCGCCTACACCTTCACTCAGTCAGAAACAGACAGAAGGGCAAAAGACGCGGTTAAAACTTTCAGAACAAAACACGGACTCGACGAGAACGGACTTCCGATAAAGAAGGACGACGACGCAAAGAAGGACGACAAGAAAAAGGACTCTGACCCAGAAGAACCTGCATGGTTCAAGGCATATCGCGAGAAGAAAGATACGGAACTGGCAGAGATGAAAGCTAAGTTTGAAAACCAGGAAAAGGCTAATACAGCCGCCGCACTTGAATCACGTGTTAAGGCGCACGACAAGGTTAAGAACATACCGGCTTCATTTCTCAAAGGACGTAATCTGGTTCCCGAATCAGAGGACAAACTCGATCAACTCGTTGCTGACCTGGAAGCAGACTGGAACACATTCACACAGGAACAGGCCGAACGAGGGGTTCACATCTCCAAGCCCGCTTCATCCACTGATATAGTTAAAGAGGGAGAAGCGCTCGGCAAGAAAGCAGCCGAGAAAAGAAATACCAACGCGTCCGACGGTATAAAGGGTAAGACGATTGTATAAACTAAGCAAAAATTCAAAATGCAGATAACAACTGGCTCAATCACCGGGAAGAAGGTAATCTTCGAGAATATTCTCGAAGAAGTTCCCGGCGGTGTGGCTCTGAATGTTACCCGCCTGGATTATACCACATCCGGGAAGGAATATCTCAAGGCAGGCACACCGGTATATGTTGACCTGTCAGCCCGCACTGCGGAGGTTTGTAAGTCAACAAAATCGGAGGTGGCTATTGATGCAACACATCTTTATGTCGCCGCCGGTCATCACTTCAAAGTTGGTGACTCAATCACCGACGGATCTTTTTGTCGTATCATCTCGGCTATTGCCGCATCAGGCACCGGGCATGATCTGATAACTGTTCCTTCTGGCCTCGTCGGCACAGCCGGAACAAAGTACCTCGAAGCAACTGCCGGAGCAGCAAGCGCCTATTCAACATCACTGAAGTATACCCCGAACGGCCTCACCAAACGGGACGCGTATATCAAAGACGGTAACGCCGATGTTGCAGTAGTAAAGATCGGAACAGTTCGCGAGGACGCTCTCACTTATCCTCTTCCGGATATTTACAAAGTGGCTCTTCGTGGCGGAACTGCCGGCACTGGTACCAGTCTCATAAATGTTGTTTAACCTAAATCGTGTAAATCATGAAAACACCAATCATCGAAGGGGTTACACAGGCAGGACTGGAGTCATACCTCGCAGCACGTCAGTATGATGCGCTCTACTGGCCTAATTTCTTCCCTCTGAAGGACGTAAACAGCCTGGACGGGAAAACACTCATCGGAGCAGTCGGGTCAAGGGTTGCCGCTCACGTCATCTCGTATGATGCAAAGGCACCGGAAGCATCCCGCAAATCGCTCAGCACTCTGTTCTTCGATATTCCGAAGGTAGCACAGAGCCGAAGGAAAACAGAAAAAGACATTCTTGAACATGCCATCACCCGCTCACTCAGGGGTCAGGACGCCGTCATTGAAGATTATTTCAATGATCTTGACTTCGTATGGGACAGCGTACAGGCACGTATGGAATGGTATTCCCTGATCGCTCTGTCTGCAACCAAACTCCAGCTCTCGACCACGAACAACCCCCAGGGTATAATCAATGAGACTGTGATTGACTTCGGTATGCCGACCGCAAACAAGAAATATGCTTCTGTTATCTGGTCAACCGGCAACGTAGCAACTATGGATCCCATCGCGGACTTCCAGGCCATTGTCGCAGCCGCCCGTAAGAAAGGCATCAAATTCCAGCGCATGCTGATGAACGCCGACACTTACGATCTGATGGTAGCCGCTACCAAGTTTAGGGCATACTTCACCAACGCTTCGAGTATCGTTGTTCCGATCAATCTGGCAGCTGTTAATATGCTCCTGGCTGATTACAACCTTCCGCAGATAAGCGTTGTTGAAACCTCTGTCGGTATTGAAGCAAAAAGCGCAACCATAACCGCAACTGACCCCTGGTCTGCAAGCCATATTACATTTGTCCCCGAACTCAGGTGCGGCGATATGTTTAACGGTCCGATAGCAGAGCAGATTGAAAAGCCCGACGGCGTGCTGCTTTCAATGAAAGGCAACGTGTCGATGTCAATTCGCAGGGAGTCGAACCCGGTCAGTGTGCTCACCAAAGCAGAATGTAACGTTTTCCCGTCATGGACAAACGTTGACAGATGCTATTCGCTCTATACAGCCAGCGACAGCGCTTGGGCTTAAAAATAGTTTCTCTCTCTTTAGGGCCGTCTGATCATCGGCGGCCTTTTTTACAAAGCATGAGATGACATACCTCGAAGCACTCAAAGGCAAAGTAACATACCCGCTTTCGGAAAACGCGCTTTTACTGGCGCTGACTGATCGCGGACTTACCAGTTCGGATACATACGCAAAAGGAAGGTCTTTTGATCTGGCCTATGCTGATGCTCTTATGAACGTAGTCACTTCCCCGAACATCTCGGAAGGTGGTTATTCGGTCAGTAATTCCGATAAGGAAAACCTGACCAAAGTGGCAAGCTATATCTATGAGCGTTACGGCGAGACGGCTATTTCAAAACCCACCGCAAAATTCGTTCGTCCCTGGTAATATGGTACAGTATCCTGACACGATAGTAATCACAACCCTGGCTTCCGCGTCAATGAATGCAAGCGGGATTTTTTCTGAGGGAGCCAGCGCCAGTTACATCTTTGACTGCCGGGCCGAAGCAAACGGCACCGGAAGGAAGATACCGGGCGCAGACGGGCAGTTGGTAGACTACGCGTTTCAGATATTCATGCCACGCACCACAACGGTGATACCTGCCGGCAGTGACTATGTACTTGCGACACTGCTAAATGATGTTTCGAGCGGCAAGATCAAACGGGCTTCAAACGGCCAACTGAATTCCAGGCTATGGGTATAAAGGCTAACATGAGTGGCTTTGAACACTCCGTAGAGCAGCAGCGCGAAGGGCTTTATGAAAGGATCGTCGAGGCGTTTATACGTGCCGGCGAGAACTTCGTAACTCAGGCCCGCGATCAGGTGCAGGACCATGCTCTCGGTACATATCTGGACCAGACAACGAACCTCCGTAACTCGATCGGGTATTTCATATTCGTTGACGGGCAGTTGCTTCATGAAAACAGTACTCATGAGGAAAACCGCGCGGAGGTACAGGAGCTTGTTAAGCCAAAGGGAATACAGTTGATAGGTATAGCCGGCATGAATTACGCTTCGTTTGTCGAGGCAAAAGGATATAACGTCATCAGTATGCAAGCCGAAACTTGCTACCTGAATCTTGAGAGCTACCTCGAAACGATTGAAGCGGTAGAAAAGAGTCATAATACAAAGGTCGCGGAGGCTTTCGCAGCCGGAACGGATAACTACGATGCAGGGCTATAATGGCAGACTATAAAACACCGGAATATGTCGTCGGGATTGTTTACGGGCTTCTGAGTTCGATAAGCAAGCCGAAGTACCGTTTTACAAAGCCGACCAGCAAAAACGACTCCGAGTATATCGTCATTAACGCTTTCGGCGGTACGGCCGATGTGATGCAGAAGTTCTTTGTCAATGTCAATTATCATGTTAAGGATCTGAAGGATAAATCGGGGCCGTCCGGCATCCCGGATGTGGTAAAGCTCGAAGCGGGATCGCAAGCGGTCCTCTCGGTGCTTAAGAAAGTAACCACGACCGGCTATCTGATCGACTTCGAGGAACCGAAGATAATAAGAGAGGAAGCGCTGGAGGAACACTTCAGTAATTTACGTTTTTCATTCAAACTGATTAATAATTAATCAAATGGCAGAATATTTATTTGGGATCACCTCAGTAAAATACGGTACAGCAGCCAGCACAAACACCATGCCCGGATCGCTTACCTCACTCCCGGATACCGTCAAAGGGTCCGTATCAATCGACGAAACAGAAGGATCGACAACTGAGTTTTTTGTGGATCAGAAATTCTCCCCCGTCCGCCAGGTAAAAACTGAGGAAGGGAAGCTGACCGCAACCATGCAGTTTTACGATATGTCCTTTGCGAACATTGCCGCCCTCAAAGGTGGCAGTGGTGATGCTTCGGGATACACCCCGGCAACCGGATACACGACAGTTGACAAGGCGCTCGAGATAAAACTCGACTCCGGTCATACACTGATCATGTACAACGCATCATGTGTCACCAGGATTGTAGGAGGAGGCGGACGTGATAAGATGTTTGCACTCGAACTGAAAGCAACTCCCCAGCTGACATCGGATAACTCCGGTAGCTGGAAAATCACAAAACCGTAACGAGAGTGTCCCGCGACACACCGGGACACTTTCATTTTACAATCTGACAAAACATGGATACGAGAGCTGCGGATATACTGCTCGGTAGCGGAGCAAAAGGTGATAGTTTTACTATAAAGTGGCACGGAATAAACCTGCATCTCAGCATCAAACCTATTTCAACTGAGAGGCTTATCCGTATTTCTCGGGAGTTATCAAAGATATCTGACTTTGACCGCGACGAACAGGGGACAATGTTTCACGCTCTCATGGATCATGTCAAGGACGCGCCGCACATAGCCCGTGCCATTGCGATAGCAACCGGCACCAGGCTCGCCGGTATTGTCACAACGTCAATAATGGAACTGCCGCCGGCCGATCTGTCAAAGCTCTTCGACCTGGTTGTAAAACACTCTGATCCGGAAGTTTTTTTTTACACTATCATCTCGGCGAGAAAAACCAACCTCTTCAGGAAGACACAAAAGGATGTACAGTAGGGGCAGATACGATCTTTGGCCGTCTGGCCGCCATGCGGGTAAAACTCGGGTTAACGGACACGGAAATGATGAATTCAAGTTACATCTCATTATGCCTTCAAAGCGCGGATTTCCCCTGGTACGATCCGAAAGGGAAGGAACGAATTGTAGTTACAGGCAAGCAGGCTGAACAGATTCTCGGTAAATATATGTAGTCATGTCAACAATCACATTCTCAGCGGATCTCGATAACTCGAAGCTCGAAAAGAGTATTAAAGAGTCGAAGAAATCCGTACAGACCTGGGTGCAGGATATCGAGAAGGCCGGCGGGAAGATAGAGAACCTTTACAAGAACCTCGGCACCGAGTCAACTGTCAGCTGGAATAAAGTAAACGCGAACTACAAGCGTGAAATTGGTCTTATTGCGGACCTGGAAAAATCGCTTGCTGAACTGAAGGAGTCACGTCGGAATGCGAACAATATAGAGGATATTGAGAAATTCAACAGAAAGATACAGGAGGCAGAACTTAATTTAAAGGAATATACCCAGGCCGGAAGGGTAAAGGTTCAGACTGATAAGGAGATGGGGGATAGTACCGAAACCCTCACTCAGAAGATAAGTCACTGGGCGCTTGGACTTGGTGGCGCTGCTGCATTGCTGCATACCCTGAAAAAAGCCTTTGAAGAGACGGCCGGGGGGATGAACCTGTTTAATAATATCGGTGCCGTCACAAAGCAAGTCATGTACGATATTGTTTCGATGCAGGGGCTTAACTCCAGTCGTGCAGCCGAAGCCCTGTCAATACAGAAAGAACAAAACGCACTCAGGCATGAGGGATATATAACTGAGTTCAAGGCTGCCCAGCAAATGAACATTTATCAGCAGCTTTACAGCCAGGCACTCGATGCAACACTCCCGGGGGCGGAAAAACTGAAGATCATTGATGAAGCTTTGGCCGCTCATAATAAGGCTATCGATTATGAGATGCACCATACTGAGGAACTGCTTAAGCTGGCAAAAAAGACACTCGAACTCAGACCCGGGGACGAAGATGCTATAAAGAAGTTCGCAGAACTGAATACAAAACTCGAAAACCTCGAAGCCGCCCGCTTTTCCACGACAAAGAGGCTCACGATGAAGCGCTCAACAATACTGAAGGAAGAGGCGGACGAAGAGATCGAATGGCGCAAGAAAGTTCATGACGCTGCTCAGAAATGGGCTGACCTTGAGATTGAGTATAATGAGAAGCAGGCGGAAAAACTCAAAGAGGTACTAAATAATATTGATCTTCTGAAGACCGACGGACAGGATCGTGAATTGCTTCAACTGAAACAGAAGTATGACGCTGACATGGAAGAGTTCGCGGATAATGAAAAGGTCAAACTGGCATTGACTGAGGAGTACGCACTGAGAAGGAATGAAATTGAACTCAAGTACCTCAAAAAGCTACAAGAAGAGAATAAGAAGATAGCCGAGGCGTTCATGAAGATCGACCCCGGGAAAGGATTTTCAATTCTCAATCGTGCGCTCAGTACGGCCGGAGTCGAAACACCTGCAGAACTCGCTTCACAGGATAAGGATTGGACCCCTAAAAAATTGATTGCCCCGAGCAAATGGGTCCAGGAAAAAAACAAAGAGATACAGAAAAACATTCAGGACGGGCTGGATAAGGAACTTGAAACCCGCAAGAAAATAATTCGTGCCGTCTCTGATTTGGTTATGCAACTAGGGGTGAGCCTCGGACTGACAGAACAGCAGTTAAGTGAATTAGGTGCAAGCATAACGGCGTTTCAGCAGGCGGCCGAAGGTGATTACATCGGTGCCGCCTCGACCTTCATCATGACCATGCTATCAAAGATCCCCGAGTCAGCCACAAAGTTTGCAAATCAGATAGCTGAGATTAACCGGCTGCTCGAAAAGCAGCAACGATTAATAGAGCTTGCAGATAGAACTGGAGAGGGATCAGCAGCCAGACAGAAAGAAATTGATATACTGAAAGAGAAAGAGAAAGCGATATACCGAGCGCTCAATGATGCGGCTGCAATGGGTAAGCCTACCGATGACCTGTTAAATCAGCTCATTGCCGTTCAGGGAGAAATAGCAGATGCAGAACTGGCATTGCAGGACTTTATGGCGGGAGGAATAACGCAAAATTCCATAGCCGATGCTATCGCACAAGGTTTTCAGGACGGCAAGACCAGCGCGGACGACTTTGCGACCTACCTGAATGATGTACTTTATAATGCGGTGATTGAGATATTCAAATCACAGACTTTGCTACCGCTTATTAATGCAAAATTAACACCTCTAATTAATGCGGCGCTCGCAGAAGGTCCAGAGGGCGCCGGGATCATTACCAAAGAAGAGGCGGCAAAGATTAATGCCGCTACTGCTGAAATAGTAAATACCTCAAATACTCAATGGCAGGCAATGACGGCAAATCTGGATCTCGGGACTATCGGGCAGCCGTCGCCGCTGGTGGGACAGATTACCAGGAATATAACTGAGGACACAGGTACGGAGTTAGCCGGGCTCATGAGGAAAATCAGCGATGATAACCGGGCGAACAGGGACTACAATAAGCTCTCTGTTGATCATCTCATCGGCATTGAAAAAAATACTCTTGATACCGTTGCAAGGCTCGATAGCGCAATACTGGAACTCAAGGCAATAAATACGAATACAAAGCCCGCATACTCAAACATTGGCGTGTAATGGCATATCTCTTTCACGGCACGGATCTTTCAACCTACGGAATAACACCCGGACACGCACCCGGGGGGAATATTGCTATGCAGGGTTGTTTCGATATGCCGGCAAGGATAGGTAAGACAATGCACGAATGGGGCGACGAGAACGGCTGTGAACCTTACGTCGAAACTGCTGAACTGTTTTTCGGGGGCCGGGATATATCATTTACGGGTTACATATTCGATACCAGGGAGAATATTTACTCAAATCTCTTGGCGTTTCAGGCAGAAATTAATAGTCTGACTGAACTTGAAACGTTTGATACTCCCTACGGCGCGTTTGTCGTATACATCAAATCGATTCAAACATCCGTTGTCATGGGTGCCTGTAACCTCACAATTACAATGCGTGAACCTGGCATTGATTTGAGTACAGGAACACTCCCCTCGACAGGATCATCAGCTTATACTATTGACAGCATACCGATTGAGTCTTTCGGGCTGTACATCGCGCCTATCCAGAGCATCCTGGACCTTCCGGAAACAAAACAGCAGTACTTCAATAATAGCGAAGTTGAAGGATTCCAGGTAACCAAAAGGCAAACAGGCAAACAGCCTTTTGAATTTTTGATCATCGGCAGTTCGATTGCTGATTTTCAGGCAAAGATCAAAGCGCTTTACCTGCTCTTTTCTTCCGCCGGAACGAGAACACTGATACTTAACAGTCAATTAACACTCACCTGCTTTGCGCCGGAAGGATTTAAAGTGTCGAACGTGATAGTGACCGATACTTTTGTGCTGGGGAAATTGAAAATTAACCTATACGTGACGGAAGTAGAATGAACTATATTTCAATATATCGCCCCGGGAGTCCAGCCACAATAATACTGTCGCCATTGATCGACGAAAAAACAGTTTATCGTCATAAGCTCATGGGAGAACATCGGATACAGGCACAGTTTACGCTTGCGACTCCCTGGGTCATACAGATAGGAGATTATGTAACACATAACTCTGAGAACTACTATATTAACCGCATCCCGTCGGTCGTTAAAATCAATAATACGACATTTCAATACACCGTTGATTTTGAGGCCGTCGAATACGATCTGAAGAAAAAGCTTTATATCAGCACCGACGGTCTGGCAGAGTTCGGATATACAGGAACGGCTTTAGACTTCGTAACGGCTATCGTCGCAAACATGAATGTCAACTATACCGGATGGACGGTCGGGACCGTTGACGAGACGGACGAAAAAACGATTGTGTTCTCAAACCAGGACTGTTACTCCGTGCTGATGAAGGTCGCCGAAACCTTTAATCTGGAATTTACGGTAGTCGGTAAGTCCATTTCAATGATCGCAGCCGTAGGCTCAGAAACCGCTTTTACCTTCACATACGGCAAGGGTGCTGGACTTTACAAGCTCGAACGCCAGCAGGTAAGCGATCAAAACATAGTGACAAAGGTTTACGGCTTCGGCTCCATGCAGAACATTCCGTACACCTACCGTAACAGATCAAAGCGCCTTGTTTTTGAAGAACGTTTCCTGACAAAGAACACCGAACTGTATGGCGTCATTGAAGGGCAATACACCAACGATGACATATTCCCGAACCGCACCTCTGATGTTGAGAGTGTGAATATGGTATTCACAGACGGAGTTTATCAGCCGCAGACCAGCTATATATCGGATTCGAGCATAGACTTTGACCTGAACGACTATCTGATTGAAGGAATGACCCCGCTGATCGTGTTTAAAAGCGGTGATCTTTCGGGGCAGGAGTTCGAGATATGGAAGTACGACCATGCCACAAAGCGGATATACTTTAACCCTCAGAGCGAGGAGGACGGATACACAACCCCAAACACGCTGAACGTACCGATAACCGGCGACCTCTACACGTTGGTTAATATCGCACTCCCTCAGAGTTATATTGACGCAGCCGAGACAGCACTTAAGGCCGCAACGCAGGCATACCTGGATGAGAACAGCCTGCCGATGGTAGTCTATGCCGTTGATATTGACGAGAAGTACGCCCGCACAAATACGATAACAGTCACCGCCGGGGATAAGGTTACAGTCGTTGATGCTGACCTGGGAGTAGACAGCCTGATCCGCATAGCTCAGATCGAATACCCGCTAAACAATATATATAACATAAAGGCTGTAATAGCTGATTTTGTCCCCTATACAATACAGGAGAGAATCATTCACGGGACCGTAACACAGACTATTGATACCCGCATCATTGACCGTAGCGCTGATGAACTGACCAGGCGCAATGCCATGCGGCAGCGACAACTTAAAGATCTGATCTTCGACTCTGATGGTTATTTCGACGGCACCCGGATACGTCCGCTATCAATCGAAACCATGTATCTATCGGTAGGTGCAAAGAGTCAGAACTTCCATTTGAACGGAGTAACCATTAAGGCAAACTGGAACGGCACCGAGACGGACCCGAACGCCCTTTATGTCAGCGCCGGGGAATTGGTTCATCATGAACTTGAGATAACCGGCCTGGGATATGTGTGGATAATAGGCTCGGCCGCCACGTTCGACGACCTGGTAAGCACTACGGCGTATTACCTTTATTGTAAGTGTTCAAAATCCGCACTCACCGGGTCATGGGATCTGTCGGCCACGCAGAAAGCAGCTGACGGTAATGACGGGTATTATTATTTTCTCTGTGGGGTGTTGTATGCTGTTTATACTGATGAGATAGGTTCATGGCGTGACTTTGATTTCACCTACGGGATGACGTATATCAACGGCCGCACGATCACAACCGGACGCATACAGTCACTCAATAAACTCAATTATTTTGATCTTGACCAGAACGCCGCCCGCCTGGGTGATTCAAACAGTTCAATAGACTGGAACGTAACGAACCCGGACACGCTCACGCTCATCGGTGCGCTTGTGCAGAGGGAACCTGGAGAGTATTTCCCGATAACTGTTTTCCGGGGAACATACAGTCCTACGACCGTTTACCACCGGGGCGACCAGGTAAACTATTTGGATGAAACATGGATCTATGTTAACGCGACACCGGCCAGCGGGATAACGCCCGTCGAAGGCGCTTACTGGAACAAACTTTCATCTATCGGTGCTGCCGGTCGTGACGGTGCCAGCCCTGTGGGTATATTCTGCGGCGAGTGGTCCGTCGGAAAAGACTATTACGGCACCAGCGCGCGGGTTGACATTGTTTACTACACCGTAACTGGACGGTATTATATCGCTACGCCAACCGCAGGCAATCCGTTCCGGGGAGTGCTTCCGACAAACGAAGATTACTGGAGTGACTTCGGGGGTGACTTTGAAAGCCTGGCAACTAACCTATTCTTTGCCGAAACTGCGTTTATTGAAAACCTCGGGGTGCGCTTCTTTGAAGGCGTACCGGTCGGGGTCGGCGATCTTACCGGAACCGTCACCAACGAGACAGCAAACGTAACAGGTACCGCAAGGATTGACACACTCGCTTTATCTGGTACCAGCGGATCGGCAAACATAACTGTTGGGGGTCTGACAAAACTCTGCACCTATATAAATAGCAGTTTGAACGATACCGCCATAGCCTTTGTAATGGAATGGTACCAGGACTATTACGCTATCGGAATTCAGCTGAACTATTCCGGATCCTCGATATCGTTCCGTGAAATTAATGGAAACGACTTCTCGGGAAGTTCATCGATATCAACTTTAACAGGCAATCTGTCGGGGAGTTTCACCACCGATCCCTCGCATGTCGAAGGGGCTAAACGGGTCGACCGTATAACGCTCTCCGGTACCGGAGGAAGCGCGAACGTAACCTGTGACGGACTTATCCGCCGCGCAATGTGGGGAGGCTCCCTTTCTGAAACCGCTACGAACTTTGTCGCTAATCATGCAGCCAGTTACCTGCTCGGTGATGTAGTCGTAACGGCCGACGGGGAAGATCTGGTTTTCACTTCGAGATACAAGGGCGTTGACTTTACCGGCAGCACTACAATAGTAAACGTACCTTCATCGTATTCCGGGGCTATCAGCATCGAAGGGAATGACATTTGGGAAGATAAAAGCAATTCTTCCAGCCACGCCGCTATCCTGGTGAACATGAAAGGATATAACGGCGGGTCGTTGTACTTTCGTCAGTTCATTATTGGTGACGGCAAGGGTAACGCTGTTTTAGCTGTAGGTGGCAATTCACTCGAGGACGGTGATGGCAAGTTCGTGAACATCGACGCTGCAACCGTGAGGCTTTCAAACCTTCCGACTTCGGGGACCGGTCTTTTCACCGGCAGGGTTTACCAGGATGCAAACGGATATTTGAGAATAAAGCAGTAATGGGAATAGTCGCAGGACATAGAAATACAGTAACACTCAAGCCGGGCCACCGCAACGGGTTGAATGTCGTTACTCCGCGTCACGGGATACCGTTCGCTGGGTCTGCTGAAATACTTATGCCGTCCGTTTATCTGAAGGCTGCACCGACGACAATACGTTTCAATGCTTTCGGCAGTCTCAGTGGCGGCAGTCATTTGATCGGCAGTAGCACAATTAAATTCACATCTTCCGGAAAACTCACCAATGCAACTATCCCGCTCGAAGCATCACAAAGGCTAAAGTCTGAGGTATGGATAAAGTTCAACGCTTCAGGAAAACTGTCACAGCATCATGAGTTCAGGGGCAAGGCGTTCATTTCGTTTGAGGCATGGGGGAAATTGACGCTTGCAATATATACGATCAAAAACGGACTGCTTTACAACTATCACGCTATTGAAGACTCCAGGGGGTTTGCGCCGGAAGGATGGCATACTGCAACTTTTGAAGATTGGACTAAGATTATTCAAGAATCAGACCCAACATTTACATGGGAAACCGGAGGTGCAAATACTGCCGGATTTGACTTACGGGATACGAGTGAAGATTATTGGAATAACACCTACGGAAACACAAACTCATTAGGTTTAAATGTTCGCGGATCAGGTGAGCGTGTTTTATTTGACGGGTCTTTTGGATATATAAAGCAGTTTTCTGTTCAAGGCACGGCCGACCGGATACTTATAGGGGGCAATTACCAACAAGGAATAATTATTCCAGATTCAGATTATGAGGGTTATGTTTTCCCTCTCGAATCTCCTTCGTGGTCAGAAACAGACAAGAATGTAGGCATGTCATATCGATGGGTTAAAGATAACACTACCGACCCCGGTACCATGACGGGCAACGACGGCAAAACATATCCGACGACAAAAATAGGTGATATTGTTATCACCGCTCAGAATATCGCCGAAACCAAATACCGTAACGGCGACACTATCCCGGAAATAACAGATAACACCGAGTGGATTGAGGCAACTGAAGGGGCTTTGTGTGCATATAACAATGATTGGAATAACGTATAAATAAAATAGATATGAGTGCAAGAGACGGGTTTGAAAATGATTTTTTAAAGCATTATTATCAAAATGCTAATATCCCGAATATTGGTGACGCTACCGGACTACGGGGAAGTTCAACTCCGGGTTATTTATGGATTGCACTATATACCGAAGCTGCAACGGATTCGTCCAGCGGGGTTGAATGTAATTATACAGGCTATCAGCGCGCGCCGCTTGAAAGGTCGAGTGCCGGATTTACAATCGTCGGAGACACTATGAGCAATGCCTCGGCCGTTGTGTTCGGGCAGTGTGTATCTGGAACAAATGTCGTCATTGGATTTACGATAAACAGAGCATCGGGAGTAAATGTTGACGACGGTGATAAATGGGGCGCACTTCAGAGCAATATGTCCGTAAGTCCCGGCAATACTCCCCGCTTTGAAATAGGAGATTTAACAGTAAACATAGATTAATAACTTAATACTCAAACCAATGTTATCAGAATTAGGAAAACTCGTAGGGTCGAATGGGTGCCAGATAGTAACTGCATCCGGACCTACTGCCGTAAAGACCGGTTATAAAGCGTATGCCGCTATTGTCCGTGTGGATAATACTGTGATTACCTCAGTAACGAAAATTGAAACAGATACGGGCGCAAGTGGTGTGGTGACAGGTGAGTCCTGGATGAATGCCAACCTGCTGGCCGGGATTGACTTCGTGCCGTTCGAAGATCCGATCACCTCTATCACATTGGCCTCGTCAACAAACAGCGTTATGCTGCTGCTCGACAAGCTGAATAATGCAGGCGTATAATCACTAAAATTCAAAGCTATGTTATCACCTTTAAGGGGTTTAAGTGCGCTTGGGGTAAAGTCGGGCAATTTATGGAAATCATACTGGTCAAGCATGACATCGGCAACGGTCGAGGATGCTGATCCCACAAAAGTTGTCATGACCTTTACAAAGGAAAACACAACGCTTGTCGCTTCTGACTTTACCATTTCGGGATTTACAGTATCGTCGCTTTCAAGAGATGCCACAAATAAAATACTTACCCTCACTTTAAGCACAGCAGTTGTATATGGTAATTCATTAACTATTGTATGTGGCAAGTCATCTGGAATGACCAAAGCGGTGACTAATAATGTTCTTTATAAAATGGTGCTTACTTCTACCGGAACAGGGGCAGGAGTGGCTACATTACAAATTCAAGTCTCATCGAATTGTACGTTAACGCTTGATGGGAATGGATATTTTTATTCTGATTCTGGCGGAACAGCAGATCAAAGTCAGTCATGGGATGTTGTTGCAAGTACAGACACAACTTTAAGAACAAGGTATATAAAAGTAACTTCTGGTAATTCTAATTTAAAATTTCCCAACCCATTACTTGTAACAAAATTAGGTGGCACTGGTGCGACAAGAGGATGGCTTTCACAAGCTAACGCTCCATCTAATAATGCAGATATATCAAAATTTACTAATAATACAATTTTAAATGTTAATGGCAATAATACTTGGTATGGGGATATTTCTAATAACACGTCATTAACATTTTGTGTGTTTTTAAATGGGTCATCTGCTGTATCCGGCAACCTTACAAATCTCACAAATTTAACATCACTTTACTTTAGTTCTGCAAATTGCACATTAGGTGGAGATATAGGCTTAAATAATATGGTTAATGGGGTTCTTGATTTGGAGCTTTTTTCCTGCCACATGAACACGTACACTCCCGGAGCCACATGGTCAAATGCAACTGTACTAATTAATCCAAGCATTGGTTATGGCTATTCATCTACGATGATTGATAATATTCTGATTGACATGGCGGCCAGTAATTCAATGAGTGGCAAAACAATCACATTACAAGGATCAAATGCAGCAAGAACATCGGCTTCTGATGCTGCCGTTGCAAAATTAACAACAACAAATAGCGGATATACCCATACAGCTTGCACTGTATTAACTAATTAGTCATGGATAAAAGAATAACAAACAAGTATGTGATCGTTTATGATGCCGACGAAAATGTTGCTTTTGCAGGGCTTTTCACCGGCAGGATAGAAACGGTCAATAGGGTCGAGGAGTATAACACGTATGAAGATATTCCAGCGGAAAAAAGAAACTACTTTGAACAGCCATGAGAATCCCACCCCTCTACTGGCTAATCTTTGCGATCCTGCTGATGATAATTTTTCATAAATATTTTCATTAATGGCAGAAAATGAAATAACAAAGGCTCAATTCTTCAAAGCTCTCGGTCAGTATAAGGCATTGCTGATCAGCATTACCGGTGCTGTGGGAATTGTGTTTGCCTACGGGGTCGGGGTCGGTAAGGGGAGTTATGCAAAAGAGGCTGAAAGGGATTCGATACGCAAAGATATTTCCATTGCCAGAACATTATTAAAGGAAAGCATTGCACAGCAAAGAGGCATTGCAGACACAACCGGAATGACCTATAAATCTATCCTGTCCCTTCAGTATGATGTAACCGAACTAAATGAAAAGCTCGACGGGTTTATCCTGAACTACAAGCAGAGCCTTAAAGTGAACCCTGGAATTAGTAAGGAACAGTATGCTGAACTGACCGGGGGAATTGACAGGCTGTTAAAGGAACTTCAGCAAAAACGGGAATTTAAAACAACGATTGTTCCATTGAAAAATGGCACTGATAAATGAAAATACCGCTCATGGATTAATAATAATAGCAGCTGCCGTAGCTGGCGCACTTTTAATTTTTTTACGGCAGGCAATTAAACTCAATAAAAAAAGAGAAGTCAATGAAAAACACGAAAACACACAGCGAGATCTTTGAACTCGACAATTTCCCGATTAACCCCGACATAATTGAAGGGGCGAAAAAAGGCAACGCACTAGACATTCTGCACATCAATCTTCGGGCTATGGGGATTATCTATGAGATGCAGAAGATGAACTCTGAAGATCTCACAAAACTGATCAGAACTGTTAAAGGTCACGAAGGACGAATCAAATGCCTTGAACAAAAAGTCGAGGTTATTGATGATCTCAAAGAAAAGGTTAGGGTACTGGAACAGAAAGTCGCCTGACAAATGGATATCAAAAACCGTGATTTGGTCGAACATGAGTATCGGCAGTGTAAGTATTGCCAGTCAATGGACGACTGCCCGGCACCGGCTTATAACCTTCAGGTAGACCCGCCGGTGATGATACCGCCGCCGGTATGTCAGCGCAAGGGAGAGATACGTCCCGGGACCAGAACGAAAAACCTCAGTCATGGCATACCCGGAAATCTTTAATCGATGTATCGAGGTCGTCCTTCGACTTGAGGGCGGCTACTCAAACCATCCTTCCGACCCGGGAGGAGAGACAAAGTATGGGATATGTAAACGGAACTATCCGGACATCAACATTAAGTATCTGACAAAGGCGATGGCCATAGATATTTATTTCAATGACTACTGGACGCCGATGCACCTGACGAACATTAAAACACCAGAGGTCACGCTTGAGCTTTTTGACATGGGGGTCAATGCTGGCCTGCAGACTTCAATACGGATGCTTCAGGGCGTTATTGGTGCCGACAAGGACGGAAGGATAGGACCGCAGACAGAACGGCTCGTAAACGAATATAAAGGTGATTTGGTTGACGAGTTTAAAAAGACCCGGAAAGCCTTTTACGTCAAGTTATCTCAGAAGAAACCGGAGCTTTCGGTATTTCTCCCGGGGTGGCTGAACAGAGTTAATAACTGCAAATTTATAGATTGATATGAAAATACTGCTTAACATTTTGGGAATACTGATTTACTTCATAAATCGGTATGCACATAGGGGTGACAAGAATAAGCCCTTTTCCGTGCGTTTCTGGCTACGCAATAACTGGCCGGAGCTATCCACTACCTTACTGCTGGATATTGCCCTGATGATACTGCTGTTCGCTCCAGGGACAGAAATAAACTTCGACCAGATACTATCAGAACTACCTATCAAAATTAAGGTGCCGGGGTCTTGGCTCATGGCGTTCCTTTTGGGACTCGGCCTCACGTCCCTATTTTATAAATTATTTAAGGCCAAAACAGAGAGTGTTAAACAAAATCCAGAATCATGAAACTAGAACCAGTTCATCATTATGACAATCATACAGGCGTATTTATTCAATCGTTCCCTTCATTTACCGAAGCGGAAGCGCAACTAAAACTATACCGGGGAGCTGTGAAGGATTACCTCATCAGTAAAAGCCCAAATCCAAAGATGTTATTTTCCCGGGAGAAATACGACGTACATCCGCTCAAAGCTGGCACAACTGAAGCTATCATACCAACTCAAACCATTATGTTAACTGAAGCTGATATACGCCGCAAGCATGACAAAGTGTTTGCAATCAGAACATTTATTGCGGAGATACCAGCCGGGAAGTTTATCGAAGAGGGCGCAATGCTGAGAAGCCTGGGCATGTTTGGCAAGCCAGGATATCGGGACGCGCTAAAGCAGCCTGAACTAACTGAACACAGGGGCCGTGCCGACGGGGTTGTCTATTATGGAAGTATTCAGAGTATCCGCACAATGAAAACAGAGGGGGTTTTGCAATGAGTGATTTTCTATCAGGTGACGAACTCCGCGCCCGCACAGACGAGGAAAAACAGCAACTACACCGCGAACTTGCTGAAAAGGACTTCATACTCCGGGAGTACCGGAAGGAACACGGAAAACTCGAAGTGTTTTTCAATCGGGTAATATCCTACATCGAACCGGTCGCACCGCTCGAGTCGCAGTTCTCAAAGGTTTATACCGAGAAGAAAAAGAGCGATACCGAGATAGTGCCGGTCATGCACGTAACTGACAGCCACATGGGAGCAGTCCAGGAACCGGATGAGATCGAGTATTTCAACGAGTTTAATCCTGAGATTTGCGACCGACGAAATATCGGATTTGCACAGGGATTTAATGACTGGGTTCAGATGCACCGCACGGCCTACAAAATTAAAAAGTGCCATGTGATATTTACCGGCGACCTGATCAGTGGCGACATACATGAGGAACTGAGGGTTACGAACGCCTTCCCTGTGCCGGAGCAAGTCGTCAGGGCCGCACAATCGCACTTCAAACAGATCGCGCTGCTGGCTCCGTATTTCGATGAGGTCATTGTTGACTTCCTTACTGAAGATAATCACAGCCGTCTCACGAAAAAGCCACAGGCAAAAGAGGCAGGGGTGAATTCTTACGGCTACCTGGTTGCAAAGCTCATGGAGGCATACCTGGCAAAGCATCAGAACGTGAAGTTCAATATTCACGCCATGCACGAAAAGGTTATTAAGGTCAGCACCCGTAACTATCTAATAACCCACATGCACGGGGTTAAAGCATGGATGGGTATTCCCTGGTATGGCATCGAACGCCGGACGGCCCGCGAGTCAACGGCCCGCCAGCACCTGATCATGCAGGATAATAAACTTGCCAAAGAGATAGGTTTTCATAAGATCGTACACGGACACTTTCACACGCCGTTTGATGCACCGCTTTATTCAGGCGGCGGGTCCGTCTCCGGCACGGATGCCTACGATCATTCATCCGGCCGTCATAGTGACCCCTCACAAAGTGCATGGATGGTCCATCCGAAATACGGGGAGTTCAATCGAATTAATTTCTGGCTAAAAAGATACGACAAGTGAGATCAACAATGTTAAAATGCTATGTCGCGGGCAAGCTCAATGCGGATGCTGTTGGGTACATCCGGAATATGCACGTGATGATAAAGACGGCAAAGAAACTCCGCGAAATAGGGGTGAGTGTCTTTGTGCCGTGTAATGACTTTCTCGAGGGACTGGTTGACGGGAATTTCACCTATGAGGATTTTTTCAGCAATAATATTCCCTGGCTAGAGTGCGTTGATTTTGTCTTTGTCTGCCAGGGATGGGAAACGTCGGAAGGTACCCGCCGTGAACTCGAATACGCCAAGCAGCTGATGATACCTATATATTATGATCTTGAAATCCTAAAACGAAGCATTGCAAGTGGAGACATTTAAAACACTCGACTCAGGCAAAAGGTCAGAATTTGACTCCGGTATGGTCCGAGATACCAGCGAGGGGAAGGCCCGCTTTGATCTTATCCGTGCCGCCGGGGTGCCGTATAAGCACCAGATGATTACCCGCTTTGCCGAGCTCATGGCGAGGGGTGCAGTGAAATATAACTCCCGCAACTGGGAGAAAGCAAATAGCCAGGATGAACTCGACCGCTTTAAAGAGTCCGCGCTCCGTCACTGCGAGCAGTGGTTTTGCGGGGAAACGGACGAAGACCATGCCGCCGCCGTTTTCTTCAATATCATGGCGCATGAAATGACACTTTATAAAATGACAAATGAAAATAAAAACGCTTGTTTGGATAGTGGTGGTGATCCTGTTGCTGGGGTTCTCGGCGGCGGTGAAAATACAGTCGGGACGGATCAACAGGCTTAAAACTGAGATAGGCCGTCTGGCAGAGAATAATTACCAGCTTCTCGAAGACAGTAGGCAGATAACCATTCTTCACCTAAGGGAAAAGGAAGTTACCGGACGGTTAAAGCATGAACGCGACTCTCTGGCTGCAGCACTGAAGATCAAACCTAAACAGGTCGAAAAGATCATTTATATTACCAGCCATGTTAAAGATACCATTCCAAAGCCTGTCTATATAAACAAGCTCGACGGCCATACGTGGGTACTTCGTGACTCCGGGAAGTGTTGGCGGTATGTTTCACGACTTACATTAACAGGTGATTCACTTCAGGGCGAGAGGCAACTATACGAAAACAATAATCTGATTACCGAAACATTCTATAAAAAACGGTCGCACCGGTTTTTGTTTATTCAGTTCGGTAAATGGCAATATCTTCAGAGGATCAGCGCAACCTGCGGCGATCCTGTCTACAAGGCTATCGTGTTTGAGAATTGATATTCATCCATGTTTTTGAAGAACGCTCCGAGAGGGGCGTTTTTTATTTAGTTCAAAAAAGAATCATGTCGGATATAATTTGTATCTTTGATGGAATAATTATTGGAGATTATGGGTAAATGTCATATCTGTGGAAGTGAAACAGAATGGGAATGTAGAGACTGCGAAAGGTTTGTTTGTGAAAATTGCACCATGCACTATAATAAGTTTTCTCAAATAGATTATACTCTATGTAAGGCTTGCGGAGGCGAAGCGCAAGAAAAAGTGTCAGAAGAATATTCCCGGCAAATAGAATTTGAAAAGCAAAAAGAGAAGGAGCGACTAATTAGGAATGAAAAGCAAAGAAAATATTATTCTTCCGAAAAAGCAGTTGAAAAAAGACGTTTAAAAAAAATCGAAAAACTTAAAAAAGAACAAGAATATCGAGAAGAACGGATGAAGATATATTTTGATATATTCAAAGATATATTTCAACATTTATAGGATGTGCCGTTCCTTATTACTAACTGTGATCTATAACAACCTTCATTCAACAATATAAGGAAGCGGGACTTTAACCCGCTTTTTTATTTCCCGCACTACAACTGCACTACAACGCAAAATCTCAAAGTTCGCAAACGCTTGTTGGTCCGGAGGGGATCGAACCCTTGATCACATGATTAAGAGGTATGATATTCGGCAAAATCGCAACAGCCTCACTATTGCGCTTTTTCCTTTTATTTCTGAAGTCTTCCGGATTTAATCAGCAAACATTATTTGCTTTAGTTTGCGTACTTTGTTAATATTGCAGTACAAATGCACTACATTTATGGCATCAATAAAACCGGTCGTGAGAGAATCACAGGTCAAGCAAGACGGTAAATGTAATATAAAAATCCGGATATGCCACGAGCGAAAGGTCGCATATTTAAAAACGCCCTTTAACGTCGAACCTCAGTACATGACCCCGGCTGGCATGATATCGGATAAATGCCCGAACCAGCACAAACTAAACATAGCATTGAACGTCCTACTGAACGAGTATAACGAAATCCTGGCCGACATCGGGAAGGATATTAAACTCATGGACATAAAGTCTATTGTCTCCCGTTTGCGGTCCGGTAGCGGAAACGGACAGGACTTTTTAAAGTATGCACAGGCCCGCACCGAAATGCTGACAAAAGAAAAGCGGCTATCTTACGCCCTGTCATATCAAAATACAATCAGTTTGCTTAAGCAATACACCGGACGGGATACACTTTTATTTAAGGAAATCACCCGGCAATTCCTCGGGGGCTTTGATGAATTCCTTCAATCACGGGAAAGTAAAATAAATACTATTAGGGTTTATATGGTCAACATCCGGGCGATCTTCAACCATGCCATAAATAACGACGTCGTAAAAGGTGAACTGTTCCCGTTCCGTAAATACAAAATCAAATCTGAAAAGGCTGTAAAGCGCTCCCTCGAAATACTGCACATACAAAAACTGATGGTCGGGCCATACTTCCCGAGCCAGCAGCGGTCCGTCGACGTGTTTATGATGATCTTTTTTCTGGCCGGGATAAACATTAAAGATCTTCTTTACCTGAAACACTCGGATTTTACCGACGGGCGGATCCGTTACCGGCGAGCAAAGACCGGGGCAGAGTTCAATATTAAAGTATTTCCCGAGTGTCAGAAGTTATTCGATAAGTACAAAGGTCAAAAATATCTCCTGAGTTTTTTAGATGTTGATGATTCTTATTCGCACTACAAGAATTTCACCAAAGAAACGAACATCCGGCTGCGTCTGGCTGCAAAATACGCCTGCGGTGGTATATACCTATCAACTTACTATGCGCGTCACTCCTGGGCCACGCTAGGGCGTAAATTTGGCATATCCTTCGAAGATATAAAGCAGGGGCTGGGGCATGGTCAGAACCAGGTAACAGACACATATATCAATTACGACATGATTCGCGCCCGCGTGGACTCAGCACAGGAAATAATAATTAAGGCCGTATGTGGATAATGATAATGCAGTTTGACTACACGCCTCGACGCATCGGCACCAGGTGGCTAACATTCGCAGAAATATCTAAAACTGAAAAACGGCTATATACGATTGTGCTTAACTGATCCTGCTGCCCTGTTCGTGTAGCCTGATCACCGTGTCTTTACACTCCAATAATTTAACGGTTAAATCCTTTATCTCTGCATCCTTCCTGATGCAGTCCGGGCAAACCTCTGGCCTGGGTTGACCTAAATAATCGCGGATCATCTCACCGCGACCGGTCACGAACCAATCCGGATTAACTCCCGGGTACTTAAAAAGGATTTTCTGAATCACCTCAAGCGACATCCCGCGCTCCGGGTTGCGAATGATCCGCGTTAAAATCGTGTTCGTCGAAAGTTCAATTTCGGATGACAGCCTATTGCTGTTCGTCCCATAATGCTCCAGTATTAATGCCAGCCGTTGTCCGATAGACATTCCCCCCGCTACTTCTGTTTCTCTCTGATCTTCAATCATTTTAGTTCAAAATTGAATTAAATAATAAAAATAAGTGCAAAAATATACTAATAAATGAAAAAATTGAACTATCTTTGTGCTATCGGATAATACAAATTTACGAAAAATAATGAAAAATAGTGCAATTTCTGAGGAAAAACTAAACGAGATCCGTCGAACGCTTCCGCGCGGATCAAAGAAAGAACTTCGCATTAAGCACAATATCAGTGCCTGCGACGTGTACCGGATTTTGACCGGCAAGGGCGTTAGATCCGGAAAATGCAACCCGGAAAATGTCATTAAAGATGCAATATTAATCTATAATGATATCATTTCTGCCCGCCGGGAGAATGAAAAACTGCTTAAGGCATCAGAGGAAAATAATTCAAAATAACACTATCATGACAGGAATAATTGTAAAACTCGACTCGGCAAAAACACTCAGTGAGATAAACCGAATAGTGCATGAGAACGGCAAGCACTTCAGTAACTGTTCAATGCTTTACTCTATTGCGTGGACAGCAATGACCCGCGTGAAGAACCAGAGGATCAGATATAACAAACATATTTTCAATAATTAAACATCAAAGAGAGATGAAAATCGAATTAAAATCGCTGAACCTTCAGCACTTTAAAGGAGCAAAAAACCTGCTCGTTAACTTCGGATTCAGAACGTCGGTTTGGGGTGCGAACGCATCCGGCAAGACCCGCCTGTTTGACGCGTGGAGCTGGCTGCTTTTCGGCAAAGACTCCGACGACCGGAAGGACTTTAACATCAAAAGTCTCGACGCAAACAACAACCCTCTGCACCAGGTGGACCACAGCGTTACCGGCGTGCTATCAGTTGACGGCCGTAACGTGGTAGTGCAGCGCATCTTCAAAGAGAAATGGGTGAAGAAACGCGGCGAGGAAACGCCGGAATTTGCCGGGCATGAAACACTGTTTTTCATTGACGGTATCCCGTACCAGATGAAGGACTTTCAGAAGTATATTGAAAACCTGCTCCCGGAGAGTATGTTCAAACAGGTTACAAACCCGCTATACTTTAACTCAATGGCATGGGGTGACCGTCGGGCCGTGTTGTTTAAAATGGCCGGGGGTGTCAATGATGCGGAAGTTGCAGCGAGCAATACCGAAATACGGAAGTTCTTTGATTCGCTCGGGGGCAAGGATGTTGAACTGTACCGTCGCGAACTGGCCGCAAAGAAAAAGCTTCTGAAGGAATCTATTGCGGACCTGCCGGTTCGTATTGACGAGGCCAAAAGGGGGCTGCTCGAAGAACCGAACTACCAGGAAGTCGAAAAGGAAATTGCCCGGCTTAATGCCCGAATAACCGAGATTGACGGACTACTCCAGAGTGAAGCCGAACGCTTCAATGCCGCGAACCGCAAGAACGTCGAGACACAAAATCGGATCAACGAACTGAAAAGGAAGATCACGGACCTTCAGTTTGAGGACCGGCAGAAAGCAGAAAACGAGGTTCGCGATCTTACCATTACACGCAACCGTCTCGCCGCTGAGATTCAGACAAGCAAAAACGATATCAAAGATCTGCAGGTTAGGATCCAGGCAAACGAAAAAATAAAGTCCGACCTTGAAAGTCAGAACAACACACTCCGCACTCAGTGGGATGAAGAGAACGCAAGGATTCTGCTCTTTGATGAAAACGAGTTTGTGTGTCCGGCCTGTAAGCGACCCCTTGAAACATCAGATATTGACACCCGCAAGGAAGAACTGACCCGCTCGTTCAATGAGTCGAAGGTCAAAAAACTTGACATGATATCGTACCGGGGCAAGACAAACAAAGAGGATATTGAAACCAGAACCCGGGCGACTCAGGAAATGCAGGACAAAATTACAGCCCTCGAGCAGACCGTTGCTGCCAAACAACAGCAGCACGACGCATTAACGGTGCCGGAACCGAAAATAATAGCGAACCCTGAGATTGAGAAGATACAGCAGGAGATTTCACAGATCAACGAATCATTCCAGTCAGTAACAGCAGCCGATAATTCCGAACTGAAGATTGAAAAGACCATAATAGGTTCAACCCTAACCGAACTGTCGGGTAAACTTCAGATCAAAGCCATCAACGAGCAGAAAAACGCCAGGATAAAAGAACTGACCGATTCAGAAAAGACCCTCGCCCAGCAGATCGCATCACTCGAAAAGGCAGAGTATCAGTGCGAGATGTTCACCAGAGCAAAGATCGCTATGATCGAACAGAGGGTCAATTCCATGTTCAGCTTTGTAAAGTTCAAAATGTTCAACACTCTGATCAATGGCGGCGTCGAGGAAACCTGTGAAACACTTCTCGACGGGGTGCCTTTTGCCGATGCGAACAATGCCAAAAAGATACAGGGCGGACTTGACATCATACGCACAATATCGAAGCATTACGACATATACGCCCCGGTATTTATTGACAACCGCGAGAGCGTGACGGATATCCCGGAAATGGACTGCCAGGTGATAAGCCTGTACGTATCGCCGGAAGATGCAACGCTCCGCATCACTAACGAGGTATCGAAAGAGGTCGCAAAAAATTTGTCAAATTAAGTTCAAATATGAACTATTATAGTTCTCAAAATCATCAATAATTCTTAACTTTGTATAAATCAATTAAAGAGAGACGAACATGAAAGAAGATGCAAAACCCGCTAAAGGCGGGAATGAAGAAAAACAGCAGCCGGCAGCAGTAGCCGTATTGCAAATCTCAATAGCTGATAAAGTACTTTCCAGGGTGCAGCAGTTCACGGCAAACAAAGACATTCGTCTGCCGGAAAACTACTCCCCGGAGAACGCCCTGAAGTCTGCCTGGCTGATCCTTCTGGAGGCAAAGGACAAGAACGGGAACCCGGTGCTGTCGGTCTGCACGAAAGAGAGTATCGCAAACACGCTGCTCAGTATGGTTCTCCAGGGACTGAACCCGGTAAAAAAACAGTGTGACTTCATTGCCTACGGTGACAAGCTCACCCTCCAGCGGGAATATCACGGCACTATCGCCCTGGCAAAACGCTACGGGGATGTAAAGGAAGCGGTCGGGAATGTCATCTATGAGGGTGACGAATTCGCTTACAGCATCCTGCCGTCGGGTTACAAGAAGATCGAGAAACACGTTCAGAAGCTCGATAACATTGACCCGGACAAAATCAAAGGCGCTTACGCTACACTGATTTTCGAGGATGAGAACCAGGATCCTTACGTCGAGATCATGACAATGGCACAGATCCGCCAGGCATGGATGCAGGGAGCCATGAAGGGTGGCAGTCCGGCACACAAGAACTTCCCCGATCAGATGGCTGTAAAGACAGTTATCAGCCGTGCCTGCAAGCTCTTTATTTCATCATCGGACGACAGCGCACTGTTCGACGATGATGACCGGGATGAACGCACCCTGGCTTCAAAGCAGGCCATTGCCGACAATGCAAATAAAGAAGAGATAACGATGGACGCCGAAGCCGAGGTTATACCGCCGGCACCAGTGAAAGAACAGGAGAAGCCCAACCAGGAACCGCCGGCAGAAGAGTCAGCCAGCCTTTCAGATTTTGGCAGGGACACAAGAAGGGGGTTTTAGTCATTAATTCCGGGGAGAAATCCCCGGATAATTTTTCAATTATGCGAATAAAAATTCAGATAAATAAAGGACAACGGTTCGGCAGGTTGGTAGTTATTTGTGAAGAGACGAAAAGAGGTAGGCAAAGATATTTCTTATGTAAGTGTGATTGTGGGAAAATATCACCACACTCAATGTCAAGCTTAAGACGCAATACCAAAAGCTGCGGATGCCTAACAAGAGATACTGCAATAATGCATTCAACAAAACATGGGCAGAGCAGGACCAGGCTTTATAGGGTGTGGTGGGATATGTTAAGGAGGTGCAAAGATCCGAAAGAAGCAGGTTATAAGAATTATGGAGGAAGGGGAATTACAGTCTGCGAAGAATGGCATGAATTTAAATCTTTCTATGAATGGGCTAATATGAATGGATATTCTCCAAATCTATCGATTGACAGAATTAATAATAACGGCAATTATGAACCTTCCAACTGTAAATGGTCTACTAGACATGAACAGTGTCGAAATAAAAGGAATAACGTATTAATCAGCTTCAATGGAACAACTCTTTGCCTGAGAGATTGGGCTATAAAAATTGGCATTAGTTATACTGGATTAGAACGCAGAATCAAATCATGGCCCGTAAAAAGGGCATTAACAGAACCGGTAGGGTTTAAATTTAAAAAAGATGTTGCTTAAAGTAACCGGAAGCTCATCACAGGGCAATAATTATATTATTGAGGGCAAAAAAGAGACACTCCTGATCGATTGTGGCATTCCCTTGATTGAGGTAAAAAAAGCTTTGAATTTCGATCTCTCAAAAATAATAGGCTGTCTATGTGATCATGAACATGGCGATCATAGCAAATACATCTATCAATATCTTAATGCAGGAATAAAGGTATTTCTCAGTCCCGAGACAGCCAAAGCAAAAGGTACCCATCATAATATAATATTGATCGAAGCGGGTACTACTTATCAAATTGGAGAATTTCACGTAAAACCTTTTGACCTCGTTCACGACTGCCGTAATTATGGTTTTTTGATCGAACACGAAGAGTGTGGAAGGATTGTTTTTATTACTGATACAAGTTACTGCAAATATCGGTTCCCTGGGCTAAACCAAGTTCTAATAGAATGCAACTATGATGAGGAAATAGTAAATAGGAAGTTACAAGCAGGAGCAGGTAATATGTACGTCCGTAATCGTATCTTGTTTTCACACATGGAATTACAGACTACGATTGACTTTCTGAAGGCAAACGATCTCAGGAAGGTTATCAATATCGTTCTCCTGCACCTGTCCGAAGGGAACAGCAATAGCAAAGAATTTCAGCAGACAATACAGCAGATCACCGTAAAGCAGGTTTTTATTGCCGCCCCGGGGCTGGAAATACCATTTAATCAAAAACCTTTTTAAGCTAAAATATGACAATAGAAGAAATTGAAAAAGAAGCAGGTGTTATTCAGTCCTACCTTGATATAACAGTCTCTAATGACCCGTTTGAAATATCCGAAAGGATAGGTATTCTGATGAGTTACATGTCACGATCCGGTGAGATGCTTGCATTATCTAAGAAGATACTGAGGGAAAGAAAGACGCGTGAGATAAGTGATACAATCATTGCAATAGCAAAGGCATCACATCTATCGGCTACGGTTCAAAACGCGCTTTTGGATTCAATATGTGAACAGGAGTCATTTTTAGTTGACTGGGTTGAGCGAATAAACAGGGGTTGCGTTCATCAAATAGATGCACTAAGAAGCCTGTTATCCTACGAAAAAGAAGAGATGAGATTAACAAAAACCGGATACTAATGAGACGCAGAATCAAAAAAGCCGTTAAGCGGTGGGTTCGCCACAACTTCCCGATGATCACAAGTCTAATTTACGCTAACAGACAAATATGAAAACACTCAAAAACAAACTCCGCATCGCTTGGCAGTGGGTTGCCGGTGAAGCATCAATGATCTGGTCATGGATCAAAAATTTATTCTTCGTATTCCTGACCACAAAATCAACTGTCCGTATTTTCTACGGTTATGGCCACTGGTGGTTTGCGAAGAAGTACGCTGACCGTCGGAGCCGGATGTCAAAGGTTAACAAGGTTGCCAGGGGAAAAAGACACTATGTTTTAGCGTCCGGTGATTACTCGCTCGTCGTTCTCAACAGGATTGAAATTATGAACTTAAAAGCTAAGGGAGTGATTAACAAAAGTCTGAACATTCATGAAATTTTGAAAAACGCTTATTATATAACGAAATGAAAACAAACAATCTTTCCGGGAAGTCTTTTCTGGCTTCGATCATAATGCTGGCAACAGCAATGTTCACACTCAGGAGGAACGGGGCGCCATCACCAACTGCAAGCGGTCATACCGGTTCCCCTTTTTTCATCCCTCGCCGCTCAAAGTTCAAAGGCTACATGAGGGAGAACCGCCGTTGTTCGTTCAATAAGAGGCGGAGGGCAGCATGAGAGCCTCAAAAGAATATATCCTATGCAAGCAGATCGCAACCTATTTGCGACTTCAATACCCGAAGGTAATATTTCACTTCGACCTATCCGGGCTTAACCACAGCAAGGCACAAGCAGGACAGACTAAAATAATACAGCACGGCAGAGGCTGGCCCGATCTATTCATTGCCGAGGCCCGCACTTCTTATCATGGGTTATTCCTTGAGCTGAAAGCGGAAGGCACCCGGATATACAAAAAGGACGGTTCCTTTTCATCCCCTCATATCGCAGAGCAGGACGCAGTTTTAAAGGCCCTGGCAAGCAAAGGTTATCAGACCTGGTTTGCGGTGGGGTTCTCAGAGGCACAAAAGATTATTGATGCTTACATGAAAGTGATTTAATCAACAAAATTTATGATCAAACTTCTCAATACTAACTCTATGGAATACAATGTAATTAGCTACGGTGCTGGTACGCAATCAACTGCACTCATTCTGATGGCCTTGAACGGGGAATATAATTTACCCAGACCAGACTTTGCTGTTTTTGCTGATACGGGCGCAGAGCCTGAATTTATATATGAATATTTTCAATACTTCTCGGATTACTGTAAAACAAATTACGGTTTCGATATTTATAAAACTCAGAAAAAAGGTGTTGGGCTTGTGGATAAACTCACAAGCTCGCCCAAAGAGTCAAGAAATGGCTTTTATACTTCATCCGTTCCGCCTTTTTTCACACTCAATGCTGATGGTACCAGAGGGATGCTTATGCGTCAATGTACATCTGATTATAAGACCCATCCGACCAATTCATTTATAAGAAAGAAAGTTCAGAAGGGCGACACCGTAAATCTCTGGCTTGGAATTTCATTTGATGAGAGAGAGAGGATGCGGATCAGTACAGTCAAATGGAGGGTTAATAAATACCCTCTCGTTGACAATTTCATCAGAAGAAAGGAGGCTATTGATTATGTCAAGAAATGCGGTCTAAAAATGCCTTTTAGATCATCATGTTATTTCTGCCCCTTTCATTCTGATCGTTATTGGAAATGGCTTAAAAAGGAGTTTCCCGGAGAATTCCAGAAAGCTGTTAATCTTGAACGAATTGTACAAAGCCAGCAAAATCATGAATCAATTATAAAATCTATCCCTTTTCTGCATCGCTCATGCAAGCATCTTGACAAAATTGATTTTGACGCAGATACACAGATGGATATGTTCCCTGAACTTATTGATGAATGCGAAGGATATTGTGGAATTTAATTGATGCTATCTCAAAAAAATAACCCAAATGATTTGCATATTTAAAACGTCAATATAAAATGATCTGATATTTTTTTGCTCTGCATAGTTCAAAAAGGGCTTAAAATGTTTTGAAATTGAATTATTATTTATATCTTTGAACTACCAAATTAAATGACTATGAGTTCTGTTTTCAATAAAGATATTAAATACGCCCCCGTTCACGGGCAGAAATTACCATCAGGTGGAGCTAGTCACTCCTCGGGCCTGGTGGTTTTTTTATTGCGGTGCGCGGGGGTTATTTTTTAATAATATCCAATTATGGCTTTAAGGGACCAACCATATTTACCATTATACGTCCAGGATTATTTAACAGATGAAAAGTTAAATATGTGTTCTCCTGCAACCCAGGGAATATATATAAAAATCATGTGTGTTTTTCATAAACTTAATCCTTACGGGGGAATTTTGCTAAAGCAAAAAGACAAGCAAACAGAAAGCATTTGCTACAATTTTGCTGTGCTGCTTGCTAGGCATTTGCCGTTCAGTACTGAGCAAATAGAGTCAGCCATAAAAGAGCTTTTGGATGAAAAGGTTTTAGACATTGAAAATGATTTTTTGTTTCAAAAGCGCATGGTTTCAGACAATCGGATTAGTACTATAAGGTCAGAGGTCGGAAGTAAAGGTGGTTTTGCTTCAGCAAAAAGGAAAGCAAAAGGTCAAGCAAAACAGATAGCAAACCCTGAAGATGAAGATAATAGTATTATAAAGTATAAGAGTATTATAGATAATTATAATTCTTTATGTAATAAATTACCAAGTGTATTAAAACTTTCCGATCAACGAAAAAAACATCTTAACGCCCGAATTGCGGAATTTGGAGAACCCAAAATTATAGAAGTGTTCAGGCGAGCCGGTCAGTCAGATTTTCTAAACGGGAAAAATGAACGTGCATGGAAGGCCGATTTTGACTGGCTTATTAATCCAAACAATTTTCTGAAGGTCATAGAGGGGAAATTTGAAAACAAATCAGTGCCGGGCCAAAAAACTGGATTGAGTTATATTCCTACAAATCTCATAAGCAATGACACGGAAGTCAGATAAACCAGCTCCCGTATTACTTCCCGACTTCGGAAAGGTACCGCCCCAGGCACAGGATATGGAGGAGGCCGTTTTGGGTGCTGTCCTTTTGGATCGCGACGCACTGCTGGTTGTTATAGACTTTTTAAGTCCTGAAAGTTTTTATAGGGAAGCTCACCAGAAGATATTTTCAGCGGTGCTTGAGCTAAACAAGCTAAACAATCCCACAGATATATTTTCTGTCTCTGAATATCTTCGGGCCAGGAGTGAACTCGACGCCGTAGGTGGGCCGGTGTATATTACCAGTCTTATTTCCAAAGTCGTTTCAACGGTTAACGTGGAATACCATGCCAGGATAATAGCCCAGCGGTATATGCAGAGGGAGGTAATCAGGATCAGCGCGGAACTACAAAACCGGGCTTTCGATGATACCTACGATGTGAGCGAATTACTTGACTACGGGGAACTGAACCTCATGGCAATATCAGGGAAGGTCTCAAAGAAAAAAGCCGTACGCCTAGGTGTGATAGTTGACGGCGTTTTCAATGACATCGAGAAGATACAGAACGGAGAGATAAAACTCGTCGGGGTGCCTACCGGATTCACGAACATTGATCGCATGACAGGGGGACTGCGTAAAGAGGAATTAATCATAATTGCGGGCCGTCCTTCAACCGGAAAAACTGCTTTTGGCTGCCAGATTGCAAAGAACGTGGCAGAGCTTAATTATCCAGTGGCGTTCTTCAGCTGTGAAATGTCAGCCAGCGCACTCGGGATCCGGTACCTATCAGGTGCCAGCGGCCGGACAAATATCGAACTTATAAACGGTAAATGTGATCTTCTTGAGGTAATACACAAGGCGGAACCGCTTCAGAATATGCCGCTATACATCGACGATACCAGCTCAATATCGGTTATAGAACTACGGGCAAAGGTTCGGAAGATGATCAACGAGTTCGGTATTAAACTGGTAATAGTTGACTACCTGCAATTAATGACCGGACAGGGGGATAACAGAGAGCAGCAAGTTGCATCAATTTCCCGGGGGCTAAAAGCCATTGCTAAAGATATGGGCGTCCCGGTTATTGCTTTATCTCAGCTTAACAGGGGTGTCGAGACCAGGGCAGACAAAAAACCAACCCTCGCAGATCTCCGGGAGTCGGGAGCCATTGAGCAGGACGCAGACACGGTCATGTTCTCATTCCCTCCTGCAAAGTTTGGCATATCTGATTTTAACGGACGCGACTCAAAAGGAATATTCGTAGCCATCATTTCAAAGAACCGGTCCGGCCCGGTCGGAGAAATAGAGCTCAGGCATAACGAGTCCTTTTCGTGTATTTACCAGGATTATTCCGAGGATTTTAAGGCAAATAAAGACTTTGATCAACTAAAATCTTTTGGTGAACCTGAATTTTATAAAGAATAAAATGGCAAACCTCATCAAGCATAAATGGATTAAGATCGGATTCAAAGCCTTTAGGTGCGAAAACTGCGGCTGTGAGAAATCAACTATTGCCGATTATCTCTATCCTTTGTACGTGGTCAACGGCCGGATGCAGACAGAAAGGCCGGAGTGTAAAACAGTATTTCACAACGATAAAATTCAATACAATGCTCAATCCATCATCCGGTAATATGTACACATGGGTAAACCAAACATGGAATACCGTTAAGGGTGAATGTCCTCATTACTGCACGTATTGTTATATGGGTCGCTGGGGACAGCAGAAACCTGTCAGGTTCGACGAGAAGGAATTAAAAACCGATCTCGGGCAGGATAATACAATATTCGTCGGCTCCAGCTGCGACCTGTTTGCCGATGCAATACCCTACGAATGGATAGAGAAAACCCTCGTTCATTGCTCACAGTTCAGGCATAACAAATACCTGTTTCAGACAAAGAACCCGGCCAGGATAATGAATTTTTTACATCTCATCCCGGCGAATTCAGTTGTCTGCACAACCATCGAGACAAATCGTTTTTATCCTGGGATAATGAAATGCTGTCCCCGGCCCGTAGAGCGCGCTAAATGGATGCAGCACCTCAGTGCGCACTTTGATACTTACGTAACTATTGAGCCTATTATGGACTTTGATCTCCCGGGCCTTGTATCGCTCATTCGGGCGTGTATGCCGAAGCAGGTGAATATCGGGGCAGCGAGCGGAAATAATAAACTCCCGGAGCCATCGAAGGACAAAGTATTGAGGCTTATTGATGAACTGAATGAGTTCACCATGATTGATCAGAAGAGAAACCTAACGAGACTACTGAAATGACTTTCACCCCCGAACAGGCACAACAGATAGCCGAGATAGCCGCGCGCAAGGTACTGGAAGAACTGAACATTTCCGATATGCTCCGTAGTATTAAGCAAATGGAAAAGCTCAACATCATCCTGAAAACAAGCAAAAAGTACTGCAGTCAGAACCGCGCTGTTCAGATAGTGGGATCCCGGTCGTGGGTTGAGAACGCCATTGCCGAGGGATCTATCCGGGTCAACGGTACCGATACCAGGGGCAAGCGCACGATGTGGCATTGTAATATTGACGACGTGATGAAGGAGCGGGAGAAGCGGAACGCATGGTTACAGAGAAGGGCTTAACTAAATCATCGATATGAACCTCGGTATTTCAACAGTCCGCGACTCCGGGATAACACCGGACCAGATCAAAAAGATAGTCTGTAATTACTATCAGATCCCGCTTTCCCTGATTGAATCAAAAACCCGTAAAGGTGAGGTTGTCCAGGCAAGGCACGTGATCATGTTCTTTGTCAAATCACTTACCAGGAAGTCACTCGAGACTATCGGCAGTGATATCGGCGGCCGGGATCATGCAACAGTACTTCACTCATGCAAAACGGTCACGAATCTGTATGACTACGATAAGATGTACCGGCGGGAGATTAACGAGATAGCCGCCATACTGGAAAAAGAGATTGAAGCAACGGCTCGGGAGTTTGCCAGGCGAGCGAAACTCGAGAAAGAACTTCCACTGAATTACTGTCTCATGCAGGCTTGCGGAGAGAAAACTTTAACACCAGAGATATGAACTCATTTATCATTGCCAGTATTGGCGTAATCGTCGCCGGGGCTGTCTTTGTTGAACTTCAGCAGAGATACGAAAACCGGAAGTTTTACCAGCAGGAATACCATTCTTGGTACAACCGTATTTCTGCGATTATCGAAAAGTCTGAGGTTACGGAAGAAAACTACCAGTGGATCAAAGTACTTCTGAATCACCTGAAAGATATGCCGTACAAGAACCATGAAATGACAAGTGTTTTGTCTGGACGGTTTGTATTAAAATTTCAGGATGAGATGATTAAAGCAGCAGTAAGTAAAACATTCAATAAAGCACTGTCTCATGAAACGAATTGAAGTAATTCTCCGTAACCATAACCGCCAGTTGATGCAACATTTCAAAATCATCAGCAAGCGAAAGGGACCACAGCATAACTACAAGATCTTCCACGAAACAACTTCTGAAATTGAGGGATACGTGCAGGAGCAAACAGTCGAACGGCTTGCCGGGGAGTTCGATAAGTTCATGAAGTGGGCAGAAAGCAAAGGGTTTTCAATACTGACGAACTTTGAAACGAGGGAGTTATTCAGGGAATACGTCGAGAAGAATTTAAAACCGCAATGTGACGCGTCAAAAGTTCACGAATCATTAATCAACTGATAACCTATGAAAAATTAAGCAAACGGGTTCTTATGCGGGGTCGGACTGGTAATCCGGCCCTTTTTATTGAATACAGTTATTAACAATTTGAAAAATAATGACAAATAATACGTTAATAGTTCAAAATAAATTTGTAATTTTGGGATGAAAGTTCAATGCAATTCAATTTAACACTATCAACAATGACTGCAACACACACACCCGGCAAGAAAAGTGAGATACTGTTTGAAATGTTTTTGGCATACGTCGCTACCGATGATTTCGGGAGCCTGACAAACGAGGAGCGCCGAGAGGTCGTGAAAGAAGTCGACGACATGAAAGAGTTTTTGTTAACCGAAAATAAAGCATAGCGGGAGTGCGGAGCTGGTTACTCTATCTAATTAATTAACGAATAAACTAAGTTAATTTCTGGTCTTTTTAATCTACTCCCGCTCTTTGACAGTTCTTTAACACAATGATATTGCGTAATGGCGGGAAACCGTGCCAATAGTCGCTAGGCGGTTCTGAAAATCGATTATGAAGTAGTAAGCGATCTGCTACGGAAATCAAGTAAGTATAAATCCCATTACGCATTCTTTTAATCGAGGGACGTTCTCTAACTAACTATCAACTCCATCCGGAGGGCAGACAAACGACTTTCACTATGCATTCAGCCATACGTCCCTCTTTTTTCTGAAATAATTATGAAAATAATTAAAAAAAAGTGCCAAAATGTTTGGTCCGTATTCAAAAAAGAATTATTTTTGGTTTGATATTTAACCAGCATCAACCAAAAACAGACGAATCATGGAAACACTAACAGTTGACCGCCCGCAGATCAAGAAAGAAGTAAGTTTAATGGATACACTCAAACAGGCACGTGCAGTATTGCTCAATGAGCTATCAGCCTATTCCGGGATAAGGGATTACGACAAGAGAGGCCAGTGGCTTCTGAACACCGTACACAAACTGAATGATCAGATTGTGTTGCTGGCGAAGTAAAAAATATCTTAAATGATTTGCATATTAAAAATATTTTATATCTTTGGTGTGTCAAATCATATCACGGAGGTCATTAATGGCCTCAAACTTCAGGGCCTTTTTTTATGCCCTTTACAATACGGCGATGGTCCATTTTACGTCCGGGAAACCGGAAACCTCCGTGAGAGATTTGACAGCGTAAATGGCCATCGCTTTTTATTGGCCAGTGTTTAAATCTCACGGAAATGTCATACTTAACAGAAACAATCAACGAACAGAACTTGATGTCCGGCATACTTACGGACATGCGAACGCTCGGTCCTACCTCTGATCTGAGGGAAACTCTCAACGAAATGGCAATGACAAACCTGGCCGCTGAAGATGACAGCGACAGCCGGGATCGTGTTTACCATGCATTCATGGTCATAGATGGTATTCTTAAAAGAATCCAGGCATTTGAAGAAAGCGAATTGTCACGGAAAAACTGAACTGCCATGCTACAGGAGATTAAAGCCACAATGACAAGCCGGGAGATCGCAGATTATACTGGCAGACAACACGCTCATGTTATGAGGGACATCAGAGAGATGGAGGCTGCATGGGCGAAAATCAACGGATCCAATTTTGGATTGGTTGAATATGCCGACGCAAAGGGGGAAAAGAGGCCGATGTACGAGCTTAATAAAACGGAATGCCTCTATATTGCAACCAAGTTCAATGACGAAGCACGTGCCAGGTTAATACTCCGATGGGAGGAACTGGAAAGCCAGCGTATCAACCTTGACGCAATAACACGTAAGGACCTTGCAAAGATGCTCTATGAATCAGAGGAAGAAAAGGAACGTCTTCAGGTAATAGCCGAACTTCAGGCAAAGCAGCTTAAAGAAGCTTCTCCGAAAATTGACTACTATGACAGCGTTCTGCAGGCTCCGGGGCTTATACCGACAACCGTAATAGCCAAAGATCTCGGAATGAGTGCCGTTTCGCTCAATAAGATCCTTAGTCGGGCAGGCGTTATTTATCGCGCCGGTAATACATGGGTGCTTTATTATAAATACCAGGACAAAGGGTACACTGGCACAAAAACCTTTGTTTATTCCGACAGTAACGGGCAGGACCGATCTGCCATACAGACATACTGGACAGAAAAAGGACGGGCTTTTGTTATGGACCTGGTGAAAAGAAGGGGAAAAATAAAAGAGTCTGCAACATCCGAATTGTTCAGGAAGTAGGTTTCGTTTTAGGGTTAGTTTTTAAGCCTCTCCACAGTCGGGGAGGCTTTTTTGTGTATAAGAACTTCACGCCCTGTTTACAAAAAAGTTCAAAAAGTATTGTGTAAAAGGACAAAAAGAACTATTTTGCGGGCTGAAATTTAAGTATGAAGCAGAAAAAAATTCCTACCAGTGCTAAAAAGCTCGAGAAGGGTTTAACGGAGAAGCAAAAGGCGTTCTGCCGTGCTTATATATTGGAATGGAACGCAACACGTTCATATTTAGAGATATATAAGTCAGTAAGCAGTTATAATGTTGCCGGGGTTAACGCGAATCGTCTATTAAAAAATGCTAAAATACAGGCGTACATAGAAGAAATTCAGAAAGATCTGGAGAAAGTCGCCGGTATCTCCCGCCTCAAAGTGCTGAACGAACACATAAAGATCGCCTTTAGTTCGCTCGGTCACATGTACTGCACCTGGATAACCCGAAAGGAATTTGAAACGCTCACCGACGATCAGAAGGCTTGCATTGCCGAGATTGATACAAAGATTAAAACCGAGTATGAGTACAACCCCGACAATCCAAAGGAAAGAACGCCCGTCAATGTTGAGTATGTAAAGATCAAACTCCATGACAAACAAAAATCCCTCGACAGTATCACAAAGATGCTCGGATACGACCCGGCCGGAAAGGTTGAAGTGACAGGTAAGGATGGGAAAGATCTTATTCCAGCCGCCAGGATACTCACAAAGGATGAAGCAAGGGAGTTGTTACGCAAACTTGAAAATGACTTCTGAAAAGCTACCGATACGGGATATTGATGTTATAAAAACATGGTGCCTGTTAAGCACCTTAAACTTTACGCGGTATTTCTTTAAGGTCAAAAATAAGAAGAGATTTATTGTCGGTGGGCATCACAGGTTAGTTTGTAATGCACTCGACAGGGTTCTGCGGGGCGAGATCGTTAAGCTAATGATAAATATAGCCCCCAGGTATACAAAGACAGAAATAGCCGTTAAGAATTTTATAGCCGAGGGACTGGCCTTAAACGCCAAAGCAAAATTCATTCATCTTTCATATTCTGATGATCTGGTCCAGGATAATTCAAACGAGATAAAAAGTATCATGCTGACACCAGAATACCAACAACTTTTCAAGGCAAAACCCACATCAAACAACGCTAAAAAATGGTATACTGCAGAGGGAGGTGGTCTTTACGCTGTCAGTTCATCCGGGCAGGTTACCGGATTTGGTGCGGGGCTTGTAGATCTTTCAGAGGAGGAGCAAAAAGAACTTGAAAATAGCATTGAAGAGTTCATGCCTGCCATTGATGCGGATATGAATTTCGGGGGTGCCATAGTGATAGATGACCCGATAAAGCCCGATGATGCGCTTTCTCCTGTAATAAGGAATAAGGTAAATAATAAGTTTGATACTACTATCCGAAATAGGGTAAACAGCCGAAAAACGCCGATTATTATTATCATGCAGCGAGTGCATGAAGATGATCTTTGCGGCTTTTTGCTGGCAAAAGAGCCTGGAGAATGGGAGGTTCTATCACTGCCTTGCATACAGACAAATGAATCAGGAGAGGAAGAGGCGCTTTGGCCGTTTAAGCATACACTTGACGAGCTGAGAAAACTAAGGGACGTAAATTCTTATGTGTTCGATACTCAGTATATGCAGAATCCAAAGCCTTTACAGGGGCTTATGTATGAGATCGGATTTAGGCAATATGACATTGTTCCGCAGCACCAAAAAATAAGGAAGGCGTATATTGATACTGCCGATGAGGGAAACGATTATTTATGTGCAATTGTCTATGATGAGTTGCCAATGGGTAACTATGTCATCGACGTACTTTATACTCAGAAGCCAATGGAATATACCGAGCCGGCAACGGCTGAACTTATTACAAAACATAGCGTGTCTGAGGCAAATATCGAATCCAATAACGGAGGGCGCGGCTTTGCCCGTGCAGTTGAAAGGCTTTGTCGGGAGATGAAAAATGATAAAACGCGTTTCAACTGGTTTCATCAGTCAGAAAATAAAGCCGTGAGGATATTCACGAATTCCGGGGCTGTACAGAATATGACTTTCATGCCTCTCGGGTGGGATAAGATGTGGCCAGAGTTCTATAAATCACTAACGTCATACATGAAAATAGGCAAGAACCAGCACGACGACGCTGAAGATGCTTTAACAGGCACCTATGAAAAGAGGGCTAAAAAAGCCGTTTCAATCAGTCAATTATCAAATATGTTACCATAATTCACACACAATGAATGCACAGGATGTAATTCTATCAATGGACTTCAAACAAATCGAACTGCTTTTTAAGGGCAGCAAGCCGAAGTTTGACGTCGAAACGGAAAAAGCCATTAATCAGTATCAAGTCAAAGGGCATGATATCTTCGATGAAACTATCAGACCCGATAAGACCATAAAGAAAGACACCGAGACAACGGATGCGGACAACAAACGGCAGACCATAACCGAACTGGTACCGGTTGCCAGGGTAGGACTGCCATATCAGAAGCTGATTGTAAACAGGCGGGTCGGGTTCATGCTCTCCAATCCGGTAACAGTGTCAGCCATTTACGCCGGGGCGACGGCCACACAAAAGGAAAAGGATCTGATTGCAATGGTCGAGAAGATCCAGAACGATAACAAAATGGACTACAAAAATAAAGAGATAGCCCGCCGTATGATGAGTGAAATGGAGTGTGCCGAACTGTGGTACCTGGAACCGCCGAAAGAAAAAGGTGAGCAGTTTTCACTTAAAATAAAGATCATTTCCCCTGACCTGGGTGATACGCTGTACCCGCTGTTTGACAATACCGGCGACATGATTGCCTTTGCTAGAAAGTACATGATCAAAGAAGGCGATACCGATATTGAACACTTCGATGTTTATACCCCGGAATTTGAGTATAAATACGTTTTGCGGGACAATACATGGCAGCTAGACCAGGAAGTAAACGTATGGACCAAAGAGGGACAGAAGGTAGTTAATCCGGTCCCGAACGCCGTAAATAAGATCATGGTCGTTTATCACTCGCAGAAGAAACCGGAATGGAACGACGTGCAGACTATGATAGACCGGCAGGAAGAGCTTGTTTCAAACCATGCTGACATGAATGATTATTTCGGTTCGCCTATCCTGGCTATCTCTGGCCAGGTGCTGGGCTTTGCATCAAAAGGCGAGCAGGGTAAGATAATAGAACTGTCAGATGCGGCAAAAGCAAACTACCTGGCTCTGTCCTCACCCCCGGAGTCAATCAAGATGGAAGTCGAGAACCTGGAGAAGTTTATCTATTCCATGAGCCAGACCCCGAACATATCGTTTGAACAGCTGATGAGTATTGGCGGCCAGATCTCAGGAGTGGCGCTGAAAATGATGTTCCTGGATGCTCACATGGCTGTCAATGACAAAGAGGAGATTTTCGGCATCGGACTGCAGCGCCGCCTAAACCTGATCAAAGCCGTTATCGGTGCGGTCATTGATACCCGGCTGGCTGGTGAAGCAAAGACGCTACAATTAAAGCCAGTCATCACGCCATACCTGCCGAGCAATGACACTGAGATGATTGATAACCTGTCAGTGGCAAAGACAAGCGGAATCATAAGCAAGGAAACCGCCGTTGAGATCAACCCTTTGGTTGAAGATGCAGAGACGGAGCTTCAGAGAATACAGAAAGACAATAGTAAAGAAATAGCCGGAATACCTCAGTAATATAAAATTTATATGATACCAATCAAACAAAAGTATATACATATCCCCGACCAGCAGCATGGGGACTGTTGGCGTGCATGTATTGCATCTGTTTTGGAATGCGATATAGAATTATTTCCATATCACAATGGGGATATAACATGGCCCGAAGAATATAACGAGATGATGGAAATACTAGATTCAACGGGATATGAGTATTCATCTATACCTATTGATTGTGTGTTGTCAGGAGTGCTTGAATCTCAGGATACGCACGGATACTGCATTGCTATAGGTAGAAGTCAGAGAGGAGTCAATCATGCGGTAGTTTGGAAAAACGGAATTGCACATGATCCGCATCCCGACAACACCGGAATTATAGATATTCTCAGGTTTGAAGTATTTCATAAAAAGAATAATTGATCATGAACATCCTTTTTGTAGTACCCGAAAAATACGACGCAACCAGCTTTTATCGTGCCGGTGGCATCGTCCGTGACCTTCAGAGAAAAAGCTCTCACCGCATCGACGTAAAGCAGTGGAGTGAGACAGTGTTCCATTGGCAGCTGCTATCCGAATATGATATCATCATGCTGCAGCGACCGTTCACCAAAGTATCTGCAGACCTTTGCCACTACGTGAAGGATATGAACAAGCCGCTATGGGTTGACTATGACGATAACCTTTTCGCGCTCAATCCCGAGAACAGGTCGTTTCAGACGTACAATGACCCGGACACTCAGGCTAATGTCAGAGAATGCCTGAAGATGGCCGACGTGGTTACTGTCCCGACAGAATTCTTGCGGCAGGCGTACAAGCAGTTCAATACAAACATTCAGGTCATACCGAACGCACTGAACGAGGATCTTCTCCGGCGCACTGAACTGCCGAAGCGGGAAAGGCGGATGGTCTGGCGGGGACCAGAGGCGCATATTTACGACATGATGACTTACGGTAAAGAGATAAACCTGGCAACGATCGAATTTCCCGACTGGAATTTTCTGTTCATGGGGTTTTATCCCTGGTTTCTGGCTGAAACAAACAATAAAGACTTCCTGCCGGCACTGGATATAATCATGTATTTCAAGAAGCTGGCCGAGAAATGCCCGGCCGGTATGTTCATCCCGCTGCACGATAACACGTTCAACAGGTGCCGCAGTAACATTGCCTACATTGAAGGAACCTGGGCGGGTGCATGCTGCATCACTCCCGGCTGGTGGAACGTCCCCGGCGCGCTGCCGTATAACAACGCAGAAGAATTCCTATCTGCTATGCGGGCCGTCATGAGCGGAGAGGTTGACACGGTGGCTCAAAATAACATAGCATGGGAGTACGTAAAAGACTGCCTTTCGCTGTCAAAAGTTAACGTAATGAGACTTAATGTAATAAATGAATTGTCATGAAACTACCGTATGTTATAAAAGTTAATGTTGCTGGCATTAATGAAGTTAAAGAAATTGCCGCTGAAAATGAAAGGCTAAAAACTGATATAGGGAATCTGTTGTTATTGCTTGTCAAAAAGGGGAGAGGTGAAAATCATGACTGGCTTGTATCCGGTAGTTCCTGCAAACATGAAGTATCATATATTTCAGAAGAGATAAGAAAACTATATGGGAGAATTGATGAACTCACAAACGAACTAAAAAGCAAATCATGAACGACGTAGCAAAAACAAACATTCAGAACAAACTGCTTTCCGCACTTGAAAAAGAAAACCTGTCAAATGTGGAAGCCGGCCGGATCCTCGGGGTAATGCCGAACTATATCTCGATGATCAAGAACAGCAACACATGGGATAAGGCTTCAGTGGCTGCATGGGAAGCTGTTCAGAAGTGGGTCAACTCTGGCCAGCGATTGGCTGAGTACGGTGAGAGGCACGGTAAATGCCTGCCGGATAAGATGAAGGTTGATGTGAATGATGATCTGGCGGGGATGCGTAAGTCTGCTAATAAAGACAATGAACGTTTTTTTCAGCCAGGGCAGACACAAACATGGACTGCTCCGGTAATTGATGTCTATGATGCTGAAAAAAACGAGAAATATCCCGATATCACAAAGAATCCCATTAAGGAACTCAAGGAAATGATCGCCAAACTTGAAGCCGAGAACACTCGCCTCGCAGAACTCAATAACAGCATGGTTCCGGCGGAATTACAGAAACACCCGACCCAGGTACAGAAAATCGTTGTCGACTTTGAACTCAATCTCACAGTGAACGGCAAAAAAATTTGTCTCGCATAGTTCCATATTGAATCAAAATGATTAACTTTGTCATGCTTATAACTACATCATGATTCAAAAAGAAACTTTAACCGCCCCTTTCGCAAACGAATCTCTCCCTTGTGGTGTAGGTTATAAGCCGGTTGCGGAGGGGTTTTAAAATATTGAAATGAAAAAGATAATTGTCCTTTTATTCTTGTCAATGTTATTTGTGTCATGCACAAATAATCAGAGAGTCAAACAGTTTGGAGGCACTGCTACTCTCGATCTCCCAAAAAACGAAAGATTGGTGAATACAACTTGGAAAGATGACAATCTATGGATACTCACTGAAAAAGTTGAACGACTCGAAACGCCGAAAACTTATTATTTTACAGAAAAGAGTTCTTTCGGGGTTATGAATGGAACGTATATTTTAATTGAACACAATTAATTATGCGTTTCTCCGTCATCCTCCCCTCACTTCTCGCCGACTATCCCGGTGCAGCAACCGGCCGAAGCGATAAACTCATTCAGGCCGTTGAATCGGTTTTAGCTCAGTCATTCACTGACTTTGAACTGATCGTTGTGGCTGACGGGTGCGATCTGACCGAATGGCTGATAAGGAAAATCTTTGGTAATAATGCAATGGTTCATCTTCATAAGGTCGAACGCCGTAAGCTCTTCAGCAACGAACCCCGGAACTATGGCATATCTCACGCCCGGGGTGAGTACATCATCTATATTGACAATGACGACCGCTGGGGCCGTGATCACCTGAAGATGGTTAACGACAATCTCGGCGGTGAAGATTGGGTTTACTTCACGGACTACCAGTGGAATGGCTCAGAATGGATAGAGCGCACCGTTGATGTGTCGCAGTACGGTCGCTGTGGTACTTCAAATATCTGCCATGCCTCACGACTGGATCTCCGGTGGAAGGATAACGAGGACGGCTACGGGCATGACTTCGCTTTCATTCAGCAGTTACGGCAGTTCGATAATCACAAGTTCATCGGTCCTGCTGAGTATTTTGTATGTCATATCGGGGGAAGGTATTGTGTATGAAAAGCGACCCGATAAATGACATAAAACTCATGATTAACGCTGCCAATAGATCAGGCGTGAGTTTTGACACTATAATCATGAACAGGCGCCTCTTTAATCGTTTCATAAACTCTCCTCAGTTTAAAGAGATATGGCACCAGCATTTTACAGACAGGGCCAAAATGTCAGAGAAAAATGTGAATAAGGTTTTAAGACTTCACGGCCTTAAAAAGATGATAGTTTACGAATACGATCGGAACTAATGAAACACAACAAGGGCAGAGAGATATTTAAAGAGGCCACAGTACAGTGCCAGCATTGCGGGAGGTACTTTGTCCGACCGCTTGCTCATAAATGCAATACCGGATACCGTAAGCATAAACAGAAATGGTTGCATTTAACTGAGAAGGCAAAATGAAAATATCGAGACATAGAATTAAAGAAATGATAAGGGATATAAAATTCCGGGCGTGGGATGACGAGAAAAAGCAATGGCTTTTAGGTTATGAATATTCTAATCTTGGTGGATTTAGTTTATTTGGCGAGTGCATGTTACTTGGAGAATGGAGTCATATTTTAAATGCCTATATTTTAAATCCAGAAGCATATCAGCATTGCGAAAAGGATTTAAGAGTCATGCAGTTTACCGGCCTTCACGACAAAAACGGCAAGGAGATTTATGAGGGTGATATTATTCGATGTCGCTTCATTGATTCAAGTGACGGGCATTGTCACGATATATATTTTCATAATGGGGATTTCCGAATCAGATGGACGATGTTCAGATTAAGTGAATTATTTGATTTCATGGAAGATAAAGAATCGCTTGAAGTTATCGGCAATATTTATGAAAATCCCGAACTGCTGAAGTCATGAAAACCCTCATAATCAATTTTAACCGCCTCTCCCTTCCCTTAAAGCTCGCAAACTGGTGCGCTAACAATGGGCTGGAACCTATCATTATTGACAATAACAGCACCTATCCACCCCTGCTCGAATACTACAATACCCGCTGTCCTTTCCCGGTCGTGAGGATGAAAGAGAACTACGGCGCTCACGTGGTATGGAAAGAAAACCTTCTCGACAAGCTCGGAATTCGGGGCAATTACATTGTTACTGATCCTGACCTCGACCTGTCCGGGATCCCGCCCGACTTCCTCATTGTGCTGGAAGAAGGGTTAAGATCTTACCCAATGTTCGATAAGTGCGGTTTTTCCCTCGAATTACAAGGCGTGAAGAATCAGGGAACGATTGACTGGGAGAAACCCTTTTGGCAGTCCGCACTCGACAGCATGTATTTTAACGCACCCGTTGACACCACGTTTGCGCTATACAAAACACGGACGTTCTCATACAAAGGACTCCGCACTAACCGCCCGTACACGGCTATTCATGTACCCTGGTCGTACGATCATATCCGGGACTTACCGGAAGATGAGCAGTATTATTATCGCACTCAGGACGAGGACACAGCATCACACACACACGTAAGGAAAGATGAGAATAGTTAGAATTAGAATATTGAACAAACAGGCGTGTGATTTGGATCTGAAACAGGAAGCAGATTTCACCCCCTTCTTCTTCAATGAAAAGCAATTCACGGGTTATTGGATCGACGGCGGCAGGGAAGTTATTCATTTCTATGTGGGTGGGATAGACTTTACTTGCCGCAACACGCAGAAAAACATTGAGTTGTTTGATGAGATATTGAATACAATATGACCCGATACCGAGAGATAATGTTCTGGATCTTCTGCATCATAGGCTTTGCCCTGAGTGCGGTGATGATTTACTGGCTTATCTTTTTGATTCGGCAGTATTACCCATATATCCTTGCCTTCCTGCTTATTTGTGCAGCGATCAGTTGTGTGCAGACATGGGTGTGGACGGTAAGGGATAGACATAACAGACCAAACAATTTAATATAAAAGAGACATGAAAGCAACTGAATTGAGATTAGGAAACCTCATTAACCTCGGAGGGAATATGCTTAACACTTATCAGACCTATAAGCCTGTTGTAGTGACAATTCCCTTACTAAAAGCAATTTCCGAAGAAAACGAGGAAAGGCCAGATGCTGTAATGTCGGTTTATCAACCTATTGAACTCACCGAAGAATGGCTGCTGAAGTTTGGGTTTGAAAAATACGAATGGTGTGAAAAATGCGCGTTTATTAAGTTCCACGGAAAGCATTTAATGATCAGGTATTATAGAGATGAATGGCACGTTACAGAAACGACTGTTTGTAAAGATATCCACGGGCATTATACAAAAGGGCATAAAGAAATAATTCCCTCATCTCTTTTAAAATACGTTCACCAACTTCAAAACTTTTACTTTGCCCTGACCGGTGAGGAATTAACGATAGTTAAATGATCGCAATAGTCGCAACATATTACAACCGGCAGGAGCAGTTAACAAACACGCTCCATTCTTTTTTACAGTACGACCCGAAGGATTTTTTTGTTGTGATCGTGGACGACGGAAGTCCGGAAGATATCATACTCCCGAAACTACCCTTTGAAGTTGTTGTGATAAAGATGCGAGGCAAGACATGGACCAACCCCGAACCAGCCTATAACGCCGGGATCAAATACGCCCTATCCAGGGGTGCCGATATAATAGTACTACAAAATGCAGAGTGTATGCACGTAAACAATATTCTGCACTATGCCGGGGCCGTGACTGATAAGATCTATTTTTCGTTCGGCTGTTATTCGCAGGGAAAAGGAGAAGACCCCGGGAGTGTAATCAACATGAAGGGTTCAGAGTTCGACGGTGAAAGTGCCTGGTATAATCACCCTAAATACCGGCCGGTAGGTTATGACTTCTGCAGTGCTATCACAGCTGCGAACATAATCAAACTTAACGGATATGATGAACGGTTCAGTGACGGCGTGGGCTACGGTGATAACTATCTGCTGGCCCGGATCCGCATGCTGGGGATAATGGTTTACATAACTGAATTCCCTTATGTCATACACCAATGGCACTACACAACCGAGTACGGGGAAGAACGGTTTAAGGCACTCGAAAAGAACAGGCATTTATACAATAAGCTGATACAGGACCGCAACCCCCGGGCGGTTCATTTAATAACAAATGATTTTTGAAATATGAAAATACTTGTCACCGGATCAGAGGGCAATATCGGCCGCAAACTGGTTCCTTTTTTGCAGTCAAAAGGCCATGAGGTTTATTGCATTGACCAGGTTCAGGCGTGGAAGCCCGGATATTCAGTTGTCAATATCCTTTCACCGGTGGATTTGCAGCGTGTTTTTAGCGACTTTCGTCCCGAAGTGGTATATCACCTTGCCGCAATGGTCAGTCGTGTCACCTGCGAAGCCTCTCCCTCCCTGGCGATAGATGTAAATGTTTCCGGCACAAGCAATGTAGTTCTTCTATGCAAGCAATACGGAGCAAAGCTCATTCATTTTTCGACCTCTGAGGTTTACGGTAATATCGGCGGCGTGTTACATGAGGACCGGGAATGTAAACCTAACAACCTGTATGGGGTGACAAAGTTGCTCAGTGAAAGCGTTGTGAAATATCATCTGAAGGATGCTATTATCGTGCGGCCGTTCATGTTTTATGACGAGGACGAAACCAGGGGCGACCACCGGAGCGCAATGATACGGTTCTGCACAGATTTATCACAGGGGAAGAAAATACAAGTTCACAAGGGGTCTGTTCGGTCGTGGATGCACATATCTGATGGGGTGCGAGTGTTGGAGAAATTGATTTATGTGAAGGGGCCGGAGACGGTGAACATAGGGTCCGTTTTCCCGGTCCACACCAAGGGACTGGCAATGATTATTTGTGAAGCACTGAATATAAATTACGGAGACCTGATAGAAGAAGTTAATCAGCCGGACCGTATGACACTTGAAAAGATACCTGATGTTACAAAACAGCGCGATCTTACCGGCATTTCCCCGCAAATAGGAATAGTTGCGGGCGTAAGGTTGGTATTAAACAACATTAACCGTGCCTGACTATCTCGACATATCAAACCGGTATCGTGAAAAGTTCCTCGCAAACCAGGCCGCTTTCAATGCCAGGTATCAGAAGATCTTCGACCGCATCATTGAGCAGTTTTCCCAGATAATAGACGACCCGAATATACGTTTTGCAAAGGCGTTCGTATTGAATCCGTATCTCGACGAGCGGATAACGGCCATGATGACCGACTTTCACGACCGCGTTCTCGAGATGCAGGTCAGTGATATTGAGCGGGCATGGAACCTGAGTAATGCAAAGAACGACCAGTTAGTTGGTCAGTTTCTCAGCACAATCGGCACTATACGAGCGGCACAAAAAGCCGCCTATTTCCTGCCGAATACCCCAGCGCTGAAAGCGTTCATTGCGAACATGGCCGATCATGGCACCGGTTCGCTATCTGATAGCGTGTGGAAAGTAGCCGAACAACTCCGTGCCGAGATGACCGCGCACCTGGGGATAGCAATAACGAACGGTGACAGCGCCCAGGTATTAAGCAGAAGGATACGACAGTACCTTCAGAACCCGAACGCGTTATTTCGCAGGGTCCGTAACGAGAATGGCAAACTGGTTGCGTCGAAGGCAATGCTGGAATATCACCCGGGGCAGGGCGTTTATCGAAGTGCTTTTAAAAATGCCATGCGGCTGGCCCGCTCGAACACGAACCAGGCTTTTCTTCTGGCTGATAATATACGATGGAATCAGCTTGATATGGTCAAGGGTATAAAGATCAGCCTCTCGGCCCAGCACCCGGAGTACAATTTCCCTGAGATCTGCGAAGTGTGTGAAGGGACATACCCGAAGGATTTCGTGTGGACAGGATGGCATACTCAGTGTTTATGCCACGCTACACCAGTACTCAGTTCATCAGAAGACTTCCTTAATTACCTAAAAGGGGGACAAAAAGAACTTAATAAAATGGTCCGTGAATACCCGGCCGGGTTTCGTGACTACCTCAGTACCAACTATGAAACATTATCCGGTTACAGAACAATGCCCTATTGGATTCAGGATAATGAGCAAATAATTGCAGGACTATTGAAAAAATAGTTCAAATAATTTCATTGTAATTCAAAAAAGAACTATATTTGTGGTGTGATTGTGTGAGGTCACAGTTAAAAGAGCTTCATTTTTCCATCTTTCAATAACGCAGCCCCGCCACGTGCCTCACACCACCGAAGCGGGGCTTTTTACTTACTGAGATGAAAACACATATTATCACAATTCTGTTTTGCCTGGCTTCAGCGACATGCTATTCTCAGGCTATCCCGAAGGATAAGCAGCTTCATTTGGGTGCTGGATCCGTCGTCAGCGCCTGGGGAACGATGATCCCAGCCAGTGATGATCATCTGTGGAAACCGCTTGTTTACGGCATTGGTGCCGCTACGGTCGCAGGGGCCGGGAAAGAAATTCTTGATATGGGCGGCTTCGGCACTCCCGATGTTAAGGACTTCGGGGCTACTGTTTTGGGCGGTGTAATTAGCACCGGTATTGTTGTAGGTGTGAAAGCGATCATTAAACACAAACATAAACGCTATGCGATTAATCAGCAGAATAAAGGCTTATTTGTTCTTGCGACTGTCCGACTGTGACGGCATGTGTGAACACTGTGGCGGTGAATTAAAAGAATTGTGTCAAAATAGAAAAACTAAAAGAGACGAGAACAGAAAAGGAACTTTGGCAAATAGTGCTGGATCATATTGATGAATTGGATTCAGGGCTTTGCGGTTTGGTTTCAGACATGGAATCGGATGATATTATAAGTTTTGAGGAATGGGATTTTTTGCGTGATATTCTCGATGAGGAGTCAGAAAATCATGAAGATGCTTTTTGGTTCCCTAGAGGTGAAAAATCCCCTCGCATCAAATGGTTAAACGACAAAATTGCAAGTCTATGAAAACAAAACAGCAGGAAATTTATCAGTGCGACTTTTGCTCAAGAAAGATGTTAGGCAAAGGCGCAATGGTTCGCCATGAACGCTTATGTAATCAAAACCCTAAAAACTGGCATAAATGTTTTGAGCGTTGTAATTTTCTGGGGAAGAGAACGGAATTAGTTGATTCCGGGGGACGCGAACCAGAAGTAAGTCATTGGATAACTCATTTCACTTGCGAGAAAACAGGCAAGG